GTGGGCCACCGCAGCAAAACCAAGAGCATCAAGGCTAAAACCCCGAGCTCTTCAAAACGTGTGCCCGCGCATCACGTGGCGAAAAGCTATCATGTCCCCGAATCCGCCACGGAGATTCCCAAGGATTCCGTGAACCGTCGCATCGTATTCCGTTTCGACTGCGTTGACCTTGAGGCCGACTGCCCATGGTCGCTCGCGCACATGAGCGACGAGGAGCATCGGCTGCTGCTGTTGAAGATGCGTGACTTCGAAAAGGCCACGGTGGGCGAGATCATTAGCCACTCATATCAGGCGTTCACCTGCTACCCTGATTTCACCCAATGCCCCAACCAGACGCCACAGGACCGGCTGGCGAAATACTATGAACGCGAAGGCGATGCGTTGGCCCGGTTCCGATTGGGTGGAACCGAACGCCTGTACGGTTTCCTTGTAGGCAACGAGTTTCACATTCTCTGGTGGGACCCGAACCATGAGGTATGGCCCTCCACTAGGAAACACACCTGACCATCATATTGTAGTGGTATACAAAATGGTCCCGTCCTCCAATACGGGAGGAAAGGTCGGGGAACAGCCTGGCCCCGGTCGGAACCGAGGTTGACACCATGCGTGCCGCTAAGCATAATTGAAGTGTCTCATGAAACGTTAATAGCCAACCGAAATAAGCAAAACATACTTGGATGGTGAGCGTCTGGTATGCGTCAAGTGCCGTGGCCCCAGCAGGGTCACGGCACTTTTCATACGAACAGCAATGGTCCCGTCCTCCGATACAGGAAGACGGGACCATTAATGCCATTATGCTGTGGAATCAGGCACTGGCATGTCCAGCTAAAGGATATTCCCAGCCATGTCCGCTCTCATTGCCATAGACCAAGTATCCATCCGTTGACGGAAGATCAAACAGCACCTTGCCTTGAGCCTTCACCCCTTGGCCTATTATCTGGGGAAGCCGCTGATTTTCGGGTAGGCATGTGTAGGTTGTTATCTTTGAACTGGTTCCATCGAGATTGCCGTTCCACTGGGTGCCATCATTTTGAATATACGTCCAATAGCCGGGAGCGCCTAGTCCCAAAGGCCCATAGGAATCCGAATCAAAATCGGAAGTTGTTTCAACGGTGATGTCCAGAACGACGAAATGACCGTTTGCAGGGCTTGTTTCAGCTCCTTCGTAAGCCGGGACGCATGGTGCGTCAAGGGTTATGTTGGTTACGGTCCATGAAGCGAGTAGGGTTTTGTCTGCCTGACTCTTATAGATGCTGGCAGTGTCGCCTATTCGTTTGATGAGGTTGCCTCGGCTGCTTGTCTTGGGCTTCTCCGTTTGCTGAGGTTTTGCCTTTTCCGGTTTCTTGTAGTCCTTGGACGAGGCGGCTTCATCAGTATTATTGCGGATTGCTGTGTTCACGGCAACGGCAACTCCTACCGACAGCGCCACCACGACAATCGCCGCAACCAGAAGCTGCCACCATTTCAGGGTGACGGTACCCTTGCCTTCAGTCTTGTGCAATGGGGCCGGTACGGGTTGTTGCTGTGGCTCGCTCATTATTATCCCCTTCTCTTCATTGGGTTGGTTCTTCATATTCTACTTATTTAGTGCTATTCGCAGGCAATTCCGTCACCGTCACGGTCCAATGACGAACGATAGCCCGGCTGGCCCCGATACAATGGCGCGGCGCCGGCAGCTCGCGCTGCTGAACAGTTCTTGTAATACGCCCAACCGGTCGAGGAGTCGTCGGAGGAATAAGATGAGCCCGAATTGGTTGACGTCGAAGCCGCTGCTGCGGCGTCCTCCCGTTGCTTTACCGCGTTCTCGCGTGAGTCAAGCTCAGATGACCGACTATCCAAATCCGATTGCCTTTTATCGAGTTCAGCCTTCTTGCTGTCGTACTCATCCTTGTAGGGTTTGAGCTCATCTATCCGCTTCTGATTGTCAATCACAATTGACTGCAAGTCAGATATCTTACTGTTGAGGTTCCGGACTTCCTCTTTATGGGCGTCGATCATCTTCGTGTATTCGGGCTGCTCCACCGGATCACGAGAATCGTATCCGCCTTGCCAGCCCATGAAGAAGGCGATTAGCGCGACCAATACCAATGCCAGCACCATGAATACCGCGAAAAGCGGTGCCGGAATCCTGTTCACTGCACGACTCGCGGCTTCAATGGATTTCTCGACAAGATCATCCTTCTCCGGCTTCGACCCCTTAACCTCAGTCGCGGCAGTAGAAAACGCGGGCTTAGTGGTGCTGGGTTGAGTCTTGGCGGCATTCGCCTGCTGTTTCACCTGATGCTTCTCTATTTGGGAGATTCTTCTGCTCAGGTCATGGAAGAACACGCTAAGAACTCTGTCTCCATCCTCGCCTTCTTTGATGAGATAGACGATGACCTCATGATCTTTCACCCTTATCCGCAATTTGCTTCCAAAGGACGAGCGAGCTCCTATATCAGTACCTTGCTTAACCAAGACGAGAGGAGAATACGGCCCTGATTTAAGTAGGGAATCGATTGCCGTCTTAATCAGTTGTGGCGAGCATTCGTATGTTTTTGATTGACTAGACACCACGTCCCCTTGCCGAAACCCATTCTCTCCGTATGAGCGATACTATCATTATTTGGCTTGAACGGAGAACATCTGAATTGCGATTATCCAATATCTGGTGCATAATCAGAATCATGCAATCGAACAAATGTTCTATCGGATTGACGGAACCGCCGTCTGAGATGAACCTTGCTCGAATCAACGGGGACGAAAAAGAGGTCCGCCCATCCCGCGAAGAACCGGCGAACCTCTCAGCATTGCCACACCACCAGAAGGAGGCGCGACATGAGCTAGTCTAACACTATTCGACTCGCCTGCGGCCTACCGAAGCGGCTATGAGGGCAAGGGAATCAGGAAGTCCGACCATCGGCGCGATGATATCCAGCTCGGAAATCAGGAATGACTTTTTTCCCGTCAGCCGATCGCTGACATAGGACTGGGCCTTTCTGCCTATCGCTTTTGCGATATCCATCTGAGTGAGATGCTTGTCCTTCATTCTCGCGTCAAGGTATGCACCTATTGCGATATCTGTGTTTGAGATTTTTGCGTTCATAACAAACAGTATATCTCATATAACATATCTTGTCGGGCGTGTCGTTCTTTGACATATCTTAAATAAGATATATAGTTGTAACCAGCAAATCGGAATACGGTACAAACACATTGTTAAATATCGTATATAAGATACGGAGACTTCATGGACACCAACGCATTCATCTCGCAGGCAATATCGGTACGCCTTCTGCGAATCAAGAAGAAGCAGTATCAGCTCGCGTCCGAACTGAATATCGACCAGACAGTGCTTAGTCATTACATGACCGGCAAAAGCTCTTGGAACGCCAAGGTAATGGACCGCATTGCCCCTCTCCTCGGTTGGGGCTCTGCTGTTGACATCGCGATTGCCGCAGAAGAGGAACGACAGATTATGCGGTCGATTCCCTCTTCTGAGTCTCCCAAGCCAGAAGCTGAGCAGCGTCTTTCTGAGTCTCCTGTATTGGAGGTAACAGCATGAGTACAGAAAACATGGAAGCCCCTGAGATTTACAGCGGAAAGGTAGGAGTAGAGATCGTACCGGACATGCGCAAGCTCAGGAGCTTCGCCAAGGACTTCATCGCCCTCGTGGACAGTTACTGGCCGGAGGAAACAGGTAGTCCCTTGGCCACGCAATCCAGGCAGACCGGCAACTGTGATTCGCCTACACCGGACATGTCCTCGACTTCGGCACCACAGTAATAGCAGCGATTGCCGTTCTGCTCCTTCACAGCACGAACGGCCATCTGTTTCAACCGGTCATCGAAGTCCTTATTGAACTTGACGAAAGCCATATTCACCTCCTCTCAATGAATCGAGACATTATGAACACTTCGAAAGAGCCGGAAAACCTGTATGAAGAGCCACCCGTACCGGAGATCAAGCCATGCCCCATCTGCGGCAAGACCCCATCGGTCTACTGCGCCGGATGCTCAATGCTCGGAAGCGGTGCCAGCACCGGGTTCTGGAATTGCCGGTGCATCGACTGCGATTATCCCAAGCGTCCTTCCGGATTGAGCGTCAATTACTGTAATAAGGCCGACGCTGCCGACCATTGGAATGAGTTGGCGGACCGGTCTGAGAAAACACTGGACGCACCTCTTCCCGAATGCCCCATCTGCAATAAGCGTCCGACGCTTGTAGAGATCGTCGGCAAAGGAATGGTCTACGACTGCGGATGCGATTGCGTGAGTATTTCAAGCCCCTCCCTCAACCCGATAGAAGTCAAGAAAGACTGGCTGAGAGAAGCCGCCCGCAGAGTGGACTACCTGAGAAGGCTTCGCTCCTGCACGGATGTGCTGTCAAGAAATTAACAAGTCTTGCCGCAGTGGGTCGTTTTTTATCCACCTATCGACTACAGGCAAATAAATACCATACTGCGATCTGCTGCGGCAACCATCGGCCGGAACCCTTCGGGGTATCTGGACACGCACCATCGTCACCACGCCATAGGACTCGTCATACATCTCTCACGGTTGGTCAACATTGCAACACGGTGACGGCAAGGACGTTCTCGGTTCGAATCCGAGCCCGGCCACGCGGAAAGGACATGTCATGAACAGGAAAACGTATGGGGCTCACTGCTCCGGCTGGCAGCATTCACCTGATGAACGCCGGCACCGGCATGAGAACACGAAGACAATCACTTGTCTGACGTTGGCGGCGACCGGGTTCCTGATTCTCTCACTGCAACCCTATGCGGGCCCGTGGAGCATTCTCGCAGGCTTCATGTGCTGTTCGCCCGTCATGCTCTCGTTCGCATTGTCGAAAGGAACACAAAAATGATCTGGTTCATACTCGCCGTAATACTCCTGCTCATCGGAGTCGGCATGATAGCCGTCGCACTCGCCAACGGTGGCGACGGAGCCGGTTTCGGCTTCATTCCCATCATCGTCGCCGCACTGTTGATGATTCCGGCATGCCTATACTCGCTGGACGTAGGCGAGGTGGCCGTCATCCGCAACATGGGCGGCTCCGTCGCCGGTCATGCGGAGAACGCGGGCTTCCATGCGAAGGCGCCGTGGCAGTCGGTCATCAAATACGATACGCGCAACAACCTCATCAACTTCTTCAAGGACACCGACTACAAGTACGACGGCGGCAGCGCGGAAGGCAAGGAGATCACGGTCAACGACCGTAGCGGTGCCAGCGCGAACATCGACATTCAGGTCAACTATTCGCTCGAACCGTCCGCCGCCGAAATGCTCTACTCGGAATACGGCAAGCAGACCACGTTCACGCAGAACTACATCGGCAACGACCTGCGCAGCGTGGCCCGTGAAACCTCCGGCAAGTTCGACACGATCACGATGCTCACCGACCGTGGCAAGTACACGAAGGCCGTGCAGGACGCGCTCACCTCGAAATGGAAGAGCATCGGCCTGACCGTCGAACAGGTGTCCGTGCAAGACATCCGCTACCCGAAGTCCATTACCGACAGCTACGCGCAAGCCCAAGCCGCCGAGGTCGCCAAGCAGAAGGCGAAGAACGAGCAGGAGACCGCGAAGGTCGAGGCCGAGACGAAGCGCATCAAGGCGCAGGGCGAGGCCGACGCGAACAAGGTGCTGAACGATTCCCTGACCGACAACGTGCTCCGGCAGCATTACATCGACGCTTTGAAGAACGCCGACCAGCTGATCGTCACACCCGAGGGCTCCAACACCCTCATCCAACCCAAATGATTCTTCCGGGCGGGGTTCTTTATTCCTTTACTTCCTCGTCCGGTGGCAGCCAAGCGCATGGTGCCGCACCTACGAAGCCTTCCAATGGTCATGGACTTCTCCAAGGTGCACCGGGTTCGACTCCCGGCTTGGCGCTCAGAAAAATTTAACCCCTTCGCGTCCTTGCGTCGGAAACCAATAAAAGGGTTTCGGACGTGTCAGCACCGGCGTAGAAGGACAACCAAATAATCAAGCCCAGTGGAGGGAAACAATCATGGAACTCACCCCATTCGACCGTATGAGACTACTCAACGAGGCGCGTGGACTATTGCCGCAGGACGAGCTTGAACGTCGGGCGCGCCTGATTCTCGACGCTCCCGTCATTCCTGCCAAGACGTCGAAGGAACCTGACTCGCCTCGTCTCATCATCAGCGACTTCCTGCGCTCGAAAGGATTCGAGCCGATGAAGAAAAGCGCCCTGCATTTCGGCTCCCGTCTGGACGAGAACTACAAGATGAAGTTCGGCGCCTACCCGCCGAAGCACGGGAAGACCTACATCTACTACGAGATCGACCGGCCTCTCATGGAGGAGACGTGGGCTCAGATTCAGACGGAGGACGCCGACTGATGGCATCTGATTTCAACTCCATCGCCAAAGCAATCCGTTATCTCGGTGATTGCGTCCGTTATCTCGCTGACAAGTATGTGGCCGTGAACGATCGCGTGTACTCGGATTGGAACGAGGCCTCGAAGGTCGTGGGGGACGTTGGCCGTGACCATGTGGCCGATTATGCGGAGGCCTCTCATAAGCAGGGCAAGTCGCGTACTTGGCGTCACAGTCACCTGATGGAACGCGAGGAGCAACTGTCCATGCAGTCGAGGGGTTCTCATGTTGACCCCGAATGATGTCCGGCATAGAAAGTTCCGCACGTATCGTTCCCTGCTTTACGGAGAGGTCTACGACGCGGAGGACGTTGACGATTTTCTCGACTCGGTGGCCGACACCATCAAGGTTTTAGGCAAGGAAGCACTCAAAGCAAGAAAGGAGAGGCAATGACCGTCGAGCAGATGACCGATGACGATTACTTCGCGTTGGACGCGGTGGACCAGACTTCGTTGAAGAAAATGCTGGTAAGCCCGTTGGCGTATTCGGATTACCTGACCGGCGAGCATGGGTATTCTTCGGCGTTGGAGTTCGGCAAGGCGGCTCACAGCATGGTTTTGGGCAGTGGCCCGCAGGTTGTGGCCAAACCGAATCTGCGCACCAAGGAGGGCAAGGCTCTTCGTGACAGGCTGGTCGAACAGTATGGTGCGGATGACATCGTATGGCTGTCCGCTGATGATGTGGAGAAGGTCGAGGCCATGCGGGACATGGTTGGAGACTTTTTCACGAAGCTGGATGGTCAGCCGGAGGTGGCGATGATCGCCACCGACCCCGATACCGGATTGTCGATTAAGGGCAAGGCGGACTGGTTGCCGTCCACTCCCGACCCGGATGGTGTGCTGCGTATCCGTGATTACAAGACCACGGTGAAGTCGCCGGACGAGTTCGAGCGTTCCTGCTGGCAGTACGGGTATCACATTCAGGCCGCGTTCTACATGCGTCTCTACCGGTTGACGATGCCCGAATATAAGGGGCCGTTGGGGTTCGAGTTCATCGTGCAGGAGAAGAACCCGCCGTTCGACTGGATGCGCTACGAGATTCAGGAGGATTCGCCCATCATCACCGAACTGGCGGAACCGAAGATAAACCACGCCTTGCAGGGCATCAAATGGTTCCGTGACAACATGGAGGACCCGTTGGAGGCTATGAGGGCCTACGGGTTGCCTAAATACCCGAAGGATGTCGTGTTCCCCGACTGGAAGCTGTTGGAGGAAGAGGAGGAGATTGAATCATGGCGGTAATTAAGAAGGACGCTCGGGGCGGTCGTGGCACGTATGCGACCCTGGCTCAGGTCGTGAACTATGTGGACGAGCAGGGGTTCGACCTGCAATGGCCGACCCAGTTGGTTGACGGACGCCTGTATGTGGATACGGCCGTCAGGAAGAAGGGCACGGACAAGTGGATTGCCAGTAATTGTCTTATCCCGGTCGAGGTGGGTGATTCGCGTGGCATGAGCGTCATGCAGGCCCTCGGTTCCGCATTGACGTATGCGCGACGCTACAGCACTTGCGGCGCGTTCGGACTGGCGACCACTGATGATGACGGTGAGACGAGCGGCTACAAGAAGCGTTCTGTCAAGGGTATGACCGACGAGCAGAAAACACAGATCGACCGGATTCTTGAAGACTGCAAGATTCCGGTGGGTCAGGAGAACGGTTTCATCGGCAACGTCCTGCAAACGCGGGTCACCTATGGCACGTTGACCGAATATCAGGCGCAACGGTTCATCGACGCTTATCGACAGCACAACGACAAGGTTAAGGAGGCTCCCAGTGAGCAGTGAGATTGGTTTGAACGACGTGAAACCGGGCATGTGGGTTGAGTTCGATGATGATTACGGGCATTATGCGGGCGAACTGCATGAGGTGAAGAAGCCAGAAAATCTGGTGGACGTTTTCGTCATGCTTCTGGGTAATAAGCCGCCACTGTACATCGAGACCGAGGATGCGGGCAATCTCGTGGTTTTCTTGGATTTTGGCGATGGGTACAGTACCGGTTCCGCCCGGAACGTGCATGTGTATGAGTCGAAGCCCGAGACGGAATCCGTCAAGCAGGCCGAAGATGATGGCGAGCAACCGTTCTGGAAGGGCAAAACCTGCGGGGAGATGGCACACCTGCACGTCAAGGTCACATACAAGAACGGGGACGTAGTGACCGGAGTGACGAACGAGATCGGTGATATCGATAACGCTTACTGCCTCAGCGCAGGTTTTTCCCCCGATGAAGAGTTCTTCCCGAACGAACGCATCATCGAGTCCATCGAACTGGTGGATGATGTCCCGTGCACGGATGACGCCCCGCGTGAGCGTATCACCGATATCACGAAGGTTCGTCCCGGAGACAAGGCGGTGATGAAGAACGGCAACAAGTACACGGTGGCGCAGGTGCGTTCTGAGTGTACGGACGGCATAACTCTGTGCCTGCGTGTCGAGGGGTTCTGTGTTGTGTGCGATTGGTGGGCGGAGGACTACGCCTTCCAGTATGCGTATCACGAACCGTACACGATGGCCGACCTTCCGAAGGAGCCGGGATTCTACAAGGCTCGCACCGAATCGGTGTGGAAGCATGACGGCAAACGTTGGATGCCGGTGCTCGCCCATGATGGCACCATCGCCCCCGCCTTCCCATGCCAGTCCCAATCCCGCAGCCAGTTCTTCAAGACCAGTGTCCGGGATGGTCGCTTCCCGTTCACGAAGGTGGAGGCGAGCTTCGAGTGACTTTCACCCCGAGGCCGGTCTGCAAGTGCGCCAGATGCCTGTGGGCTCACGGGGACAAGATCACGCTCCCCCAATGCCCCACATGCGGTGCCGTTGATTGCGCCGGAGCCCAATCACACATGCTGGTCTGCAACAAGCGGGCCATAGAGAAACACAAGACGAACAATTACAGGAGGAATGCGTAATGGCCGGAGAACCAAGCATCGAGTTTACCGGATATGCGGGAGAGATCAAGGATTTTCAGGATTCCAGTATTCTCAACGTCAGCGTCCATCCGGGTTACACGGATAAGAACACGAACCAGTGGGTTGACAAGGAGCCTCAGTTCTATGGTGTGCGTCCCTTGTCGAATCAGGCGAAGGATGCTTTGAATCAGGTTCGCCAGTTGAAGTCCCAGCCGAACATGAGCGTGAAGGTTCTTGTGAACGGCAGCTTGTCCAAAAGAGTGTCGGAAAAGGATGGGAAACGGTATGAGAATTGGGATGTCGCGGCCCGCACCATTGCGGTGTTGAGCGCGAAACCCAAGGCCCAGCAGTCTGGTTTCCAACAGTCGCAGCAGCAGTATCAGCAAGGATTCCAGCAGCCGCAACAGGGATTCCAGCAACCGCAACAGCAGTATCAGCAGCCTACGGACCCGTGGAGCCAACCCCAGGACGAATACGGAAATGGGCAGATCTAACCCGTCCCAACACGTCAAGGATTTGGTGGACGCACGCGACCAATACCGGTGCGTCCGCTGCGGCAAACCATTCCATTGGAGCGGTTTCAGCCGGCATCATCGCAGACTCCGGTCACACAAGTGGCCGGGACTGCATGAGGCGTCGAACCTCATCTTGGCGTGTGGGAGTGGCGATACGGGATGTCATGGGTGGATTCACGCCCATCCGCGTGAGGCCATGAGCTTGGGGTACATCGTGAGCGGTTTCAACGATCACCCCGAACTGGTGCCGATTCTCACCGCCCAACATGGTTGGGTGCTTCTGGACGATAAGGGAGGTTGGACGCGATGCGAACCGCCGAAGCAGTAAGCCTGTTGTTCATCCTGTTCTGCCGTGACCCGCAGTTTCGGCGGGCGTTGTACAAGCTCGACCCTGTGTTGTTCCGCAGGTTCACTAATGGGGAGGTGTGGCTGTGAACGTTGATGACATGACCGATGAGGAGTTCATCGACTATTGCCGGAACGGCGGCGAACTGTCCGGCCTGATAACTGAACGTCATCCGAAATGCGATTGGTGCGGTGGCATGTGCCGGGTCGGCAAGGATGGCATGTGCCGGAACTGTCGTGTCAGGGAACGGCGTCGAACCGACCCCGAGTATGCGCAGCATCTGCGTGATCTGGCGAATCGGCGGAACGCTCGTAATCGTGAGAAACGTAATGAGTATGCACGCCGGTACCGGTCGGAGCATTTGGCTCAGGCTCGGGCTTCGGCTCGTAAGTATGCCGCCGCCCATCAGCGTGAGATGGCTGAATACCATCGCCGTTGGAGGTCGGAGCATCCCGAGAAATACGCCCAGTATGAGGCGAATCGGAAACGTAAACGACAACTAGCCAAGGAGGCTGTCAATGAGTGAGAAACCATTCTGGGCAGGTAAGACCCTTATGGAGATTCAGAATCTCGATAAGCGAGTCAAGGTGACAATGGAGAACGGAGACGTATTCATAGGGAAGCTCGTGCGGCGTTCCAGAGACACGGACGGTATATGTAGCCTTTCGATGCAACTCGACGCGCATCGAACATATTTACACGTGTTCTCGGCTGAATCATCTGATACGCAGCCCATCATTCCCAGTTACGTCGATACCGTCGAATTGTTGGATGACCCCAACTACGAGCGTATCGAGGAGGCTGATGACCTCCAAGAGAAAGATATTGCCGTTATGCTCGACGGCAACCGCTACAAGGTCACAGATGTGGAAAAAGGCCATAACCGATTCTGGGGTCGGGTATACGGCGCTGTCGGGCCGGAATGTATCGCCCTTGGCTTCAACGCCTTCACCTACGGACTCCGTCCGAAGCCCCGGCTTCCTGACAAGCCTGGACTGTGGTTGGACAAGGACGATAACACATGGGTGATGGGCGAGAATGCCTTTCCACTCACGTGTATTGATGCCGGTAATTGGAGTATCACGCGCCCGCAGTTCTCAACGGATAGCGTTCAGGTTCTAAATGCTGCACCGTTCCGATTGGCTAAGGCGGTGGAAGCATGAGCAATCGTATTGTGAAATTGCCCTCGGTCGAATCTTTCGGCCGTCTCACGCCCGACAAGTGGCTGGCCTTGAAGAATCTGGAAGAGAGCGCCGAACTGGTCGAAGCCTGCAAACAATACCTGAAAGACAGCGACCCGACAGACCCGAGCGGCATTGGCCGGGAGTTCGATGATCATGCGAACTGCCTCGCCTGCTTCGGGGTGAACGTGGGCGGCGAGCTCGGCGATGACCGGGACAGGGCGAAGGCCGGATGGATAGGTTACGTGCGCGACCAGCGCCGCCAAGCCATGCTCGGCGAACTGGCCGACGTGTTGCAGACGGTCGGCAACCTGATTACCGCGTTCGATATCACCGACGAGGAACTGGCTCAGGCTATGGATGATTGCCTTGTTCACAATCAGGAACGAGGCCGACTATGAGCATCATCAGCAGTGACGCGAAGTGGGCTGTCCTCCGACGAGGTGTCCGTCTGTCCCCCGAGGAAATACGTGGCACGACCAAGAGCAAGGAATACGAGGCCGGTTTTATCGCCGGAGCCACGCGCCAGCCCACGAACGAGGAAATCGTAGCCGGGGCGAAAGCGTTCTACGAGGCGTTGAAGCCCGACTCTTACCCTCAATGGGATTCTGACTGCGCGTTGAGGGCCGAATACTACGACGCCATGCGACTCGCAGTCAAGGCAATGCAAGGAAAGGCAACGGAAGAATGAATCTTTTAGATGAAACCAAGGGTGCGATCTCACAAAGCGAGCATTCGACCGATGACGTTCGATTCGTAGGCTCCCGCGACGAGAAGCTGGGAATTCCGTGGAGTCAGGCCGAAAAGGTGCTCGACATCGATTACGACAACGGATACGGCAGTCAGGAGATAGCCGCCGATCTGGTCGTGGCGTTCACTGATGGCGGGTTCCTGCGCCGCGAAAAATACGACGGCAGCGAATGGTGGGAGTACGAGCCACCGTTCAGAGTCACGGAGACGCAGAAGCCGTTCAAACTCGTGAAGATGCTCAGCTATTCCACACGGTTGCTTGTGGACATCAATTACCCGATGGAGGCAACGGAGGAATGAGCGACATGAGGAGCTTCATCAAGGTTGAGCACAGTCGTTTTACTTTGATTTTGCGCAAGGGGATGCTCCCGTTCCACTGGATTGCGGAATCCCACGTCTACCCGGACAAAGGTTATGTCACGGCGGTGCGGGAGCGCACCAACTACGGCGCTGTATGGGCATTGAGCAGTAGGGGCGCTCTCGATCAGGTCATGCTCTCGATCTGGGAGGACATCGAATGGTTGGACGAAAGGATGGACTGATGCGTGTGCATCGTCCGAGACTACAAAACCAAACCGAAGGAGACAACCAATGAGTGATTACAAGCAGCGGATGATCCGCGAACATCGAGAATTGCAGGAGCGTATCAGCAAGCTGGCGCACATGCTTGAGGGCTACGCGGAGGGCACGTTGGACTTCACGCCCGCGTGCTCCTTCCAGCTCCTTGAAAGCCAATTGTACGCGATGGGGACATACGCGAACATCTTACAGGAGCGTGCGCGTATCGAACAGGTGGATTTGAACGCGCCTCTTGAGGGAGGTGAGTCTGGTGAGGTTCCACAGGATTAGCCCGTGTCCCAAATGCGGGAGCAAGGTCAAGGCGAAGTGGGAGCGGGACGGCGTGCAGGGGTTGCCTGAATACACGTTCTTTATCGTGATGTTCCGCTGCACTGCCTGCGGGCTCAGCTTCGAGGGAGGCTGTTCACGTAAGCCAGCACCGTATGAGTTGCAATACAACATCGCCGCATGGAACCGTATATGCAACGGTGATAAATGCTTCGCGTTGACCTACAAGAGTCTGGGAGGCAGACGATGAGAGACAAGGCGATGCCGTTGGGCAAGAAGTTCAAGGTCCGGTTGACCATCACACCGGAGGAAACCGGAACGCCCGTGGACATGCTGGGATTCACATTCACCAGCGGCCGGAACGGGCGTATGGAACTGGACACAGAGTACAACAACATTCCCAAGCTGGCTGATGACGGGCTCGACTCACTGTCGATTCTCGTGATCCTCAAAACACTGGAGATGTGGGCCCAGAAGGGATATGAGCTGTTCCAGCCCATCGTTCAACGATTTCACGGAGACGGACGATGAAGGCGACGAGGGGGACGGACGTGGAGATCGAACGACGGTGCGGCATGGTCACAGGTGCCTCCTGCGGGAATGTGACCCTGAGCTGGATTCCCGGAGACGTCCGAAACGGCACCCGCTCATGGGTGCTGGCCACTCATGCTGGCGACAGCATCCGCCGCATCCGGTTGAGCAGGAACGAGCTCGGCGACCTGGAGGCCATCCTCCAATCGATCGCGAACGAGAAGAAGGAACTGAGAGGCAGACGATGAGCACTCTGGATATTTTGGGCAACACGAGCGAGCAGGCGGATTCGATACGTCTGATGCTCAAAGTGCGGGGCATGAAGGACGGTCGTTTCATCGACGCCGACCCGCTCATCATCCTCAAGGCCGACAATCATCAAGGCTCCGACAGGTGGGACGTGTATGTCAGCAAGACGGTGTATCCGACCGCCGAATCGTATGGCACGCTCGCCGGCATACTGCGAATGCTCGCCAATGACGTGGAAATCATGGCACACGAGAAGGAAATGGGAGGCAGACGATGAACGGTGACGTGACTGCCATGGACATCAATTGCGCACTCGCCTCCCGTTACCGGCGTGACGGTGACGGGTATTGGTCGGAGATTTCGGTCACTGAGCCGAATGACACGGTGCTGCGTCTGGACGGCGTGGCGTTGGAGGTCAACTGGCGCGGGGACACATGGATCAGCGGATTCGAGGTCAAGGTGAGTCGCGGCGATTTCCTCCGCGACGCGAAATACCTGCGCTACAAGAATTACGTGGACGATCTCACCCTCGTCTGCCCCGCCCGCATGATCGACCGCAGCGAGGTGCCCGAGCCGGTTGGCCTCATGTACTACGACCCGTCCAAACGCACGTTGAGATACCGGCGCAAACCCAACCCAAGTCATGGTGACACCCGGCAGGTCGAACACCGGCTGCTGAAAAAGCTCGCCGCCAGCGAACGGCCGGACCGGTACGGGCATTACGAGACCGCCGCCGAGTATGTCGCACAGCGAGAGGCGATGAAAGGCATAGGCCGTGCGCTCGGGACGAAGATGGCGTTGCGGCTCCAACAGCTCGAACAGTTGCAGGAACCCACCGAGGCACGACGTATACAGGCACAGTCCAAGGCGTTCGAACGGGTGTGCGACATCCTCAGCCGCCACGGCTACCAGATCAGCCGGTGGACCCGCACCGAGGATCTTGAGACCAGACTGAAGGAACTGGACGAGGCGCTTTCGAGCGTGGTGCCCACCGGCACGGTGGACCGCGAGACCCTGTACGCCATCAGCTGCCTGCAACAGTTGAGAACGACTCTGGGACTCCAAGACCGAAAGGAGCACGGACGATGAGCTATAAGGCGAGGACATTCACCCGTGAGGAGTTTCGAAAGGTCATCGCAGCCGCCATCTACGACTACGAACACGCTCCCGCGAAATGCCTCTACACGACCAAGGATGCGGCAGACCAACTCTACGGCGAGTACGGCGAGGAAACCGAGGTGGAGGAATGAAACCACGAGTGTATGACGATTTGGTCCAATCCGCCGTCGAATTGAGTTGCTTCGGGACAGGCCAGTCAACCATCGAGGAAGGCCGAGCCGCCTATCAAGCATGGCTCAAGGAGCATGACCGGCAGACAGCCGAAAAAGCATGGGAAGAAGGGTATATCCAAGCCGTCAAGAACATGAATCCCATGCCCGGCGAGGAATCGCCCGAATACACGCCAAACCCATATCGAAAGGAGAACGCATGAACGAGATTCAGCTTACAGACCATTTGGTCGCGCATATCAGCGCGGGAAGCGACTACGGCCGTTATCAAGCCAAAATCTGCGAAGACGGCAACTTCAGAGAGTCCCTGTACGCCATGAGCCTCAAACGTCTCAAGCGCAAATGCGAAAAGTATGCGAATCGTGAACGCAAGGCCATCGCATATGTCACCACGCTCAAGGAGGAATCATGAGCGTAAGTAGTCTCAAAACGCGAAGAAGGAATTGAATTGAGCGGCTGGCGTGACAAGGCCGCGTGCCGTGACATGGACCCTGACCTGTTCTTCCCAACCACGTCCAGCGAGGAACGATTGGCGCTCAAGGCCTGCGCCCAATGTCCGGCGATATGCGAATGCGCACGGTACGCGGCGCAACACGACAGAATCAGCGGCTACCCATTGCAAGGCGTATGGGGTGGCGTGAACAGGAGCAGAAGAAGGAATCGAAATGAGTGACAAGGATATGGTCACGGTTTACGAACGACGTGACGGCAGCAAACCCGGATTATGGTCCGTGTACCGGTATTTGGGGTGGGACGTGTTTTGCTCGTTCTCCCTCGCGGTGGGCATCACGTCAAAGAATACGATGATGGCCATTGTTCAAGCGTTTTGTCTGCTGGTTTTTCTTGGACTCACCGTCTGGCAGTTGAACCATCTGACTTGGAGCATCACCGACTATCGGGTGCGTGTCAGCGCCGACTTGGCGAAGGAGGCTCATGTTGAGCAAAGCGAAAAGTAAAGCATGGCAACTGCTCATTGAAGACTCGAACCGTCCGGCAGAGGAGATTCGCTTGGCTACCGGACTTCGGGTCGATGTGATCGAGCAGATGCGCGCGGACGTGCAAAAACGACTACGAGACAACCCGGAGTTCTGATTATGAGACCGAGTTATCTGCCCGTCCAGTATGAGCATTGCCCGTACTGCGGAGGAATCTTGAACGTATTCGGGGACTGCGTGGACTGCCAGTTTCACGATGACCCGACTGAATGGTGGATGGACGAATGAGCCGACAGAAAGCCAAAGGCACACTGCTTGAATCCAAGGTGGTCAACTATTTGCGCGCCCGGTTGGGTGACAGCGAGCAGACGATACACCGTGAAGTGTTGCATGGGACGAAAGACCAGGGCGATATCACCGGTCTGCGTATCCACGGCCAGCCGGTCGTATTGGAGTGTAAAAACTACAGCACCTATACGGGGAGACTCAAGGAGTGGATGCAGGAGGGCCGTACCGAGGCGGGTAACGCTGACGCACCTTACTGGTTCGTCGTGTTCAAACAGAAGGGTCTCGGCTTGAACACGTTGTCAAGCATGGACAACCAGCCCGTGCTCACCGACTTAAAGACCCTCGCATTGATAGCAGGACATGGAATCATCGAAGGAGACGAAGAATGAGCTACGACCTGTTCATAGTGGACAAGGATGTGCCGGAACCGGAATGGTTTGACGTATGCGAACGGGACGGCGAGCATGTGCGGACCGCTCATGGCCATTATTTCAACTACACGTATAATCTATCCGCGTTTTTCACCGATTACAAGGTCCATCCTAAGCATGACCTGGACGGGTTGACGGCCGGGGAGGCCGCAGCCCGTATCGACAAGGCGTTGAAAGACATCTACTTGGAACCATTGTATGTTTTGCGCGGCAAATACAATCCGCCGAACTATTGGGGCAGCGTGGACAGCGCCATCGCATGGTTGAAACTGATATACGACTATTGCCGGGAACACCCGGACTATATCGTGAGGGAACGCTCCTAAGGGGAAATGATGGAAGATAGGAAACTCGTTGATTTCGCCCGTTGGCTGAACGATCATCCGGGCGAATGGAATCTTTGGCCGTATCTCATTCCCATACAGGCCGACCGCAGGGATACCGTCGCATCGATGAGGCTTGTCATGGAACGCATCAAAAACCATCAGTACGACGAGTTCCGCGTGGACACCGTATTGCTCGAATACGAACTATTCAACGGTTTCATGGGCTTCGATAAGGGCAGCGTGCATGAAAACGGTCTCGCGTTGAAGATGAGGCTCAAAGCATGACCGCGCGGGGGGACGACCGGAAACTCATGCACTGGATAGCCTCACACGGATACACGGTGGTCAGGGCCACGACCGGCCACTGGAAAGTCTACGACAACGGCGTGCTGCTCACGGCGACGAGCGGCACGCCATCGGACTGGCGAAGCCGCCACAACTTCATCAAGACGTTAAGGAGACGATCATGGCAGATGCAGTGAACCCGGACTATTACGAGAACGGCCCGTTCGAATGCATCCTATTGGCCGAACAATACAGTTTCAACGTGGGCAACATGATCAAATACGTGTGGCGCCACAAGGACAAGGGGCATCCCAAGGAGGACTTACAGAAGGCCCTATGGTACGCACAGAGAGCGAAAGCCAACGGAGAGAGCTTCGCCGCATACCCTTGGCACGCAGACAGTTGTCTAACCGACTACATCCGCTCCCCCTACGATTGGGTGACTCTGATTCACCTGAAAGCCAATGCGACTATCGGCGTGGAACATGATTTCTGGGACAGTATGGCCGAAGCCCATGATGAGAATGTCATCCACTCACTACGTCAACTGTTGAAGGAGACGGAATGAGTCCGGTGGGTCTGGCGCATTTCATCGAACTGGTCGTGCTCTTCATCATCGGGATACAGGTGTTCCGCTACCTATTCAGGAAATGGGGCATATCCCTATTCGATGAAGTCGCCGACGTGATGATAATCATTGCTTTCTCCTTTGGATTGATAGCGGCTTCCGCAACGTATGGCGCCTGCTGGACGTTCATGCAAATGGTGTTCCCCGATTACACGTACTGGCTGATAGGAGCAACGAAATGAGAATAAGATCAATCAAGCCTGATATTTGGCGCAGCGATGACTTCACCAGCCTTGACGATTTCGGCCAGTTGATGTTCATTGGGCTGATGAACTACGTCGATGACAACGGAGTGGGCAAATACAATGTTGTCGATTTCGCCGCCGACGTGTTCGCTTCGCACCTCGCCAGCGACGCTTACGGAACTTTACAGAAAATTACGGAAGTTTTCGGAAGCCTTTCCGAGCGGGGTATGGTGCAGATTTACACCGCCAAAATATCAGGCAAAGACGTTAATCTTGTCTATTTAACGAATTGGGACAAGCACCAGCAAATCAGCCACCCGATGAAACCTCGTTTTCCGCGTCCTGATGCCGATTCCAGGCCCTTGCTGAAGATTGCGGAAAATTGCGGTAATCTTCCGAAAACTTCCGCCCGGAACAGAGGAACAGAGGAACAGAGGAACAGAGGAACAGATATACCCCCTGTAGTCCCCCAGGAGGGGGACGGCGAAGAAAACATACAGGCCGACGAGATTCACGTTGAGGCCGATGCCGAGTTCAAACAGTTCTGGGAGGTCTATCCGAATCATGACTACGAGGAAGCCGCCATCAGGGTTTTCAGAAAAGTCAGGCACAGGCGACAAGACCGGCCATCGATCACGGCCCTCATAGCCGGCGCGCAAATGCTGGCTAATTCCGGTACCGAGCCGCAGTTCATTCCGCAAGCCGCACGTTGGCTGCGCGATGGGGGCTGGAAGAACAAACCCAAGCCGCCTAGGCGGGCGGAGCTGCCGCCAGTCACGAGCAACGCGATGTATAACGCTGGTTTCATTCACGACCTCGGACAACAGCCCACGCAAGATGATCTACAAATCGAAGGAATCGAATGAGTCTCACTTTGCAGGAAGCCGCCTTGGTGATGGCGAAAATCAACACCCATCATGGCAACGCACGATTGGACAAGCTCTCGGTCGAATCGTTCCACGAGGAGCTTCGCGCGGACGTGACATTGGCCGAGTGCATGGAGGCCGTTAAACGCTTCTACGCCGACAACGATTCAGGCCGTTGGATGGGCTCTGGCGATGTGAACACGATGATTCGCCAATTGCGTAATAAGGCGAAGCCCTCGGAGGCGGAGATCGCGCGTGAGTGCGATGCGCGGGGCTTGGAGGGTGACGCGGCGTGGCTGTACCGGCGTCAACGCATGTTGGGCCGTCAACCCGAGGAGGCGGCTCGAATCACGGCCTCGAGTCGCAACCCGTTGGAGTTGGAGCCGGCGAAGCCGAAGCGGCGTACACCGGTACGGCATTTCCTCGGCGCGGGCGACTTGGGGTTGGGTGACATACTGCCGCGACACGCCGAACCACATTTGGAAAACTAGAGACGCCCGTGCATTATTGGTCTTGCTGACACGTCCGAAGCTCTTAATGAGTGAAGGTCTAGGTCAGTTTGTCTTTTTCCCCTGAAAACACGAGGCTCTGCCGCTACCACGGTTGCTGGCGGGATATCGTCACCGACGCGCCGTCACCGCTTATCGGACATGGCGTCGAACCGAATCTGAATCTCCTGTGCGACAAGCACGCCAGCCAGTTGACCGGCGACCTGCGATGGTTGGACCGCAGTCTGCCCGACCTGTGCGAGTATCGCATCAACCGCGCCTACGGGCACAAGAACGGTGGCGGCGGTCAATCCGGCACCGCTCCCGCACCGTTGCGCGAAGCCCTGCATGATCTGCTGTACGCGGACGATGACCACGGTTATCCGGGGTTGCAAGGCACGTTGTACGAGTGGATGCGCAGTCTGAAAATCAATCTGCCCGAGTCCACGCCACTGTCGGACATGGTTCACCGTATCGCCAATCATCCGAAACTCATGGAGCATTCCAGCACCCCCGTGTACGCGGAACTGGTTCACAGTCTGACACGCAAGCTGCGTCGTTTTCTCACGGACGATGACGGGGAAACCGTATTGTACGGGCCATGCCCCGCCGACAAGTGCTTGGGCCAGCTCTCCTGCTACGCGGACGCGGAGACGGCGAAATGCCCGAAATGCGGTTTCAGTATGCCGGTAGCCCTCATCAGGGCGGAACGGGTGAAACGTCTCCTCCAATCGGAGGCGGTGAGAACCCGCGGCGAACTGTTGGACATCATCAAGGCGTGCGGAATGCGCGTGAACCGCAGCACTTTGCGTAGTTGGATACATCGAGGCCAGTTGCCCCAGCAGGGCGAGGATGCGTACAGCAATCCGCTTTACCGGTTCAGTGACTTCTACCGTCTCGCGTCCGGCCTGTCGGAGGACGCGGACGTGTGGGAGATCATGCAGGTTTCGCAAAACCAATCCAAGGAAGGAGACGACAAGTGAGCAATCAGATTCAACCATTCGACTTCAACGGCATTCAGGTGCGTGTCCTAACCGACGAACACGGCAACCCGTGGTTCCTTGGAGCGGACGTATGCGCCATTCTCGGTACGGCCACCAACCATATTCGGGAATACCTCGATGCCGATGAAATCACCAATATCCGTAGTACGGATATTGCTCAGAACGGCGGCAAGGCACCCGTTTTCGTGTCCGAGTCCGGCTTGTACTCCCTCGTGTTACGCAGCCGCAAGCCCGAGGCTCGCGAGTTCAAACGCTGGGTGACGCATGAGGTGCTGCCATCGATTCGCAAACATGGCGCGTACATGACCGAATCGACTTTGGAAAAGGCAGTCACCGAACCCGACTTCCTTATCCGACTTGCCACACAAATCAAACAGGAGCGGGCGGAAAAGGAGAAGGCCCAAGCACAGGTCGAACGGATGCGTCCCAAAGCGTTGTTCGCTGACGCTGTGGAAACCTCGAAGACCAGCATCCTTGTGGGCGACTTGGCGAAAGTCCTGAAAGGCAATGGCGTGGATATTGGCGGCACTCGCTTGTTCGCGTGGCTGAGGGACAACGGATGGCTGATGAAAACCGGCAGCTCTCGCAACATGCCCACGCAGAAATCTATGGAATTGGGCTTGTTCGAGATCAAGGAAACCACCGTGGTTCACTCGGACGGTCACACGACCATCAACAAGACGCCGAAAGTCACGGGCAAAGGTCAGACGTTCTTCGTCAACAAGTTCCTCGGACACAGGGAGATTACTCAATGAGCATCAATCTTGGTACCACGGAAGTGGAATTGAGCTTGTACTCCAAGGCGCTTCAACTAGCCACGTTCACCGTGGAAGTCCCGGTGGCGGGCGAACTGGAACCGGACAGCGTGTGCATAGGCGACGACATGCAGCCACGCGCGCACGTGACAGTGACGCTGCCGCCCGACGGTTCCGTCGAAAAGGCCGTTAAAGCCGGGGTTTATGCGTTCCAGAAGGCGTTCAACGAGTCGATGGAATCGAGGAACGTATGAACTGGCTGAAGCGACTGCTGCACTTGGAGGAGCCGGAACCGGTCGAAAAGCCGGAACCTAAGCCACCGGTGTTGGAGCCATGCCCTATCTGCGGACGCACACCCAAGCCGAAGTATGTATACGGCGCCATCCTTATCCGCTACTACTGTCAGGAAGACTCCGTGTGGCTGCTCTCGGAGTGGTGCGATCATTCCGCGAGTATCTTCTCGTTTGCCCCGTTTGAGGACAAGGACGTTCCGAAGTGGAATATCGGTTGCAGACTGTTAAGGACAATTGTTGCCGTGCCAGTTCCCGAATGCCCTGTCTGCGGGGAGAAACCCGCCGTGCAACCGGATACCGAGTCGGATATTCCCCAGCTTGTCTGCTCATGCAACGAACTGTTGGGCAACGATGGGATAACCAACGTCTATCAGCGCAAACACGAGTGGATACGTCGTTGCGTGGCGTTGAAACGCAAGCAGGACAACGTGAGTGAAATGGAACAACTGATCGAAGAAACACAATGAACGGACATTATTCGGTTATCACGAATTTCGGCTGTCATTGGACATGCCCCTACTGCATCGTAAGGAAAACCGGATTGAACGTGCCGGTGACAGACATGCAGGCCACGCTGCGGACCATCAGCCGTGAAAGCGAACGCCACCCCATGAGGTTCCTGAGCTTCAGCGGCGGCGGAGACCCCCTGTTCCCCATGCGCGAGCCGGAAGCGTCGAAACGTGTCGCCTTCTACCGGGAGGCGATACGCAGGGCCGGAGACTGTCTTACGGAAACCGAGATGCACACCAGCTACTTCCAATGCAGACGCAACGTGGCTCAAGTCATGCAGCAGGTCAGGTTCAGCCGCGTGGTGTATCACATGCGTCCCACGAGCTTGTCCGATGACGTGGCGTTGGCATTGCCCCGCAAATGGTTCGACGGTCAGAAGGTGCGTGTCGTGTACGTGGTCACTCCCGATTTCACGCCGGAGCGTATCGACCGGATAGCCGATCTCGTGGCCGGCAACAACGTGGTCAATGAACTGTCGTTCAGGCAGAAGGTCAACCCTGACAACACCATCGACCACACGTGCGAGAAGTATCTGAAGGCTGGCCATCAAAAACGCTGGTGGTACATCCAACAGGATGATTACAACATGTACGTCGTGAACGACCGGCTTTACACACGATTCAGCGATATCGGCAAGGAGGACCACAGGTGAGCAAGAAGATTCGCGTCGGCTGGGATGACCTGAAGCCCGGCGATTTGATTCACGTCAAAGGCAGCACGAACACATACAGGTTCAAGTCCCGCACTGATTGGCATTCTATGATTAAGGTCGAGGGAGACGGAGTTGGTGTTTCCGCCACATGGAAGCTGGGAGTCGAAAAGGAACCGGTTTCAGTGTTTCTCGTTGTCTATGAGGAGGATTTCGATTACGCGACACGTCCCGCTCCAAAGAAACCGCATATTGAAGAACCGGTTTCGCCAGGCGAATACTGGGCGCGTACCCAGACTGGCGAGGGAGAGACGTGGACGCAAATCATCAAAGCCTATGTCAACGACTACGTTCTGCCGTCCAGCGACGATAATTGCGTATATCAGGTCAGTAGGCATTCGGGCTTACGCGGGTTCCTGTGGATGAAATGGTGGGAATTGTTGGAGGCCAATAAGCAGACTCCGATTCTGGAACTGTTGTCTGCCGAGGAATACTACACGAGAAAAGCCAAGGGCCAGTCATGAGAAAGCTCATTATCTCATGAGAATGCTCATTATCATCGTGGAGGACGCATGAGCCAGCAGATTCATCCCAGTCAGCTCAGAATCGTGAACAACAGGTTGGCGGAACTAGGCAAGATAGTGGTCTACCAGCCTGACATGTTCCGCAGCCGTCCCGAGCTTCAACAGGATATGATCGCCTGCTGCAAGGCGTTTGCCAGCTACATGACCGTGCACATGCTGACCGCCTCGATACATTTGGCCACGATGACGCCCGCATTGGCGGAACAGCTGAACCATGCACGCAAAAAAGCAAAAGGTTTGGAGGAATACCAATGAGACACATATTCATCATCGACGGCGGCAATGCCGCCGAAGAGTTTCCCTTCGGGTCGATGTTGTACGGTTTTTCGTCCACGAATGGCGACCATGTGAACATTCGAGTGTGCAGACGCTGCAAGATGAACCCATGCCGCTGCACGATGGCCGGTGAGAAGCTGCTGCGCACGGTCAAACGTAAGCCAGTCCCCTATTGTTCGGAAACCATGCTGGAAAACCTAAGGAAACAAGATACCCACCAGCTTCACTGACGCATGGAATGGCGGCGCTATCCGCGCCTCGGTCAAGGCCGTGGCGGTTGGTTTGGCCTATGAGAATGCCGTCCTAGTGTGCTTCCACGAGAGGCAGCGGCGTCTTATAACACGCCTATCATAGCTTGAAACCCGTGAAAGTCTATTTTTTATTGATCTTCACGGGTTTCAGTGAATGAAAAGCATGTTTTCGTATAATCGGGCCCACGTTTTCCACTTATCCGTCAAAGACCGGCACGTGAATCGTATTCGTATTCGTCATCTTCCATACCAATGAATATCGGCTCCACACCGAACATGGCCTTGAACAGTTCACGTGCGAACACATCCACTTCCTCTTTCGTAGGCTTGTGATCGTATTCCGGCCACGTGTTGAACCCATTCCAATTGCGGTTTATCGGCCATGCGCCTTGACGGGTTTCCAAACGCCATTTTCCGCTGGGCATGTGGACGATGGTGGTTTTGATGGACATGATAGTTCCTCCTGAAAGTATATTCGGGCATGACGAAACATCATGCCTCTTGTACTTGGTTCGCTAATTCCCAGAAGGCCACAAGAGAGTCCCGTGGCCTCCAGTGTATCAGTGTTTTTCGTATTCCTTGCATAGGTTGGCGGCGAACTTGGCGAGATTATCCGGGTCAAGCATATAGCTTTCCCCGCTCTCCCCCGCTTCGTCATACCATTTCCACACCTCATGCAAGGCAGCTTCCATACGCTTGGCGTTCAGACCGCCGATATCCGAGTTGCCGGCGTTCCCGAAACCGTCAACGACTGAGAAAGCCTCGGTCAGATTTTTAATGCCAAGAATTTCAACGCCTTTTATAATGCAAGAATCAATCTCAGTCGCCTCGCTATCCTCAACGCTGAGATAGTCCAGAAAGCTCGAGTATGGCACCAAGACACGCTTCGCGCCATGCTTAACCGCGTAGGCCACTACGTCCTTGGCGCTAATGGGAGTGGAATGCACGTCACCATCGGCATTGATTTTGCCGATAGCCACAAGCCCCCTAAGCCCAGCCAAGTAGACGTGGAGATCATAATCTGGATTATTATTGTATTCAGCCAGCCCTCGAACCACCAACGCTATGGCAAGGTCACAAATTCCGTCAGCCTTGCCCATTGACGCCGGCGCAAGATTCACGTTGATGCGACAGTCGGGCCATGTGATACCGCTTGCTTGCATTCCGACCTCGATACGCTCTCGCGTATCGGATAGGCTTGCGTCCGGTAATCCGATAAGACTGAAATATGGTAGTCCCTTTCGTAGAAACGCTTCCACCGTGACGCCATACAGGTGCTTGCCGGTCGTGTTAATTGTCTTGCATACGATGCTCATTTGATTACCTCCTGATTCCAGTCCAACATGTCAGCGGCCAACCATTGACCGCCGCCCGAAGCATTCGCGTACAGCCAAGCCCGATATGAGATTCGAGCCGCCTTATCGCGCTTTACCCATGCCTGAAGCCACATGAGACGCAACCTCCAGCCGGGTATGCGCCGCCACAGTTCCGTGTTCGTGGCCGGGTCGAAACGCTCATAACGGTAGACAGCGGTAATCATTCCGACTCCCTGGAATCAAGTTCCGTACCATCCTGGCGACTGGCGGCGAACACGTCACTGCCGATATCGTCAACGTCGTATAGGTCGCCGTCACCGTTCTCCCCCACCCAATCGCGCAGTTCGGCGAAGGTCAATCCCCTGGGGGCCTTGACCTGCCGGTATTCGACTGTCGTGACATGCTGGGAGATACGGTAGGTCTCCATACCGTCGCCCTCCGCCATCGCGGCGAAAAACTTCAAACTGGCACGGACCTTGCGCATGCGACTGTACGCCGTATCGACAGGCACAAGGTCATTCATCATCTGGGCCACATCATCGCCGGCATCATAGCCGCCGTCCGCAAGCTCCCTCAACTGGTGTCGCACGTGCTCCAGCGAATCCCATTCGACGAAAAACTCCTTATATCCATCCAATACCCACAGGACCCGCGCCTCGGGCATGCCCCGCACCTTTTGGCGTACATCCCCCAGTCCCGAGCTCTCAATCAACGCCTGCAAATTCTCCAACTTGTCTTCCATGACAAAACCTTCCTTTGTATTGTCCCGTAAAACGATTGACGGGACAATAGACCGCTCCAGAGTCCCGTCTAAATGCTGATTTATATGAAAACCGCACCATAGAAAGCCCATAGTGCGGTTCTAAATGATAGAAACTATGGTTAAGCGAACTATTTCACGCCGTTCAAATAGTCCATTATCATAGGGCCTAATATTTTGCGAGCCTCCTTATAGTCCTCGCACAGCCCCATCAGATCCGACTCGTAACGGCCATTTAGATACGAGTACAGTTCGTAACTGACCTGGAATCGTAGAACACGCGCCAATTCCACCATCGTGTCCATGTCCAGCAAAGTCCCGCCGCGATGGGCTACATCAACGGCCATGCCGAGATTATTCGTCATGTACGAGATATCATCGTCAGGGGCGATACGCTGTTGCAGTAGTTGGGCGAGTTCAAGTTTTTTCAACATGTTTGGTCTCCTTGAAAAAATGGGTTGCCGTCCAGCGGAAGTGAGGAAAACGCCAGGCGGCAAGAACTTAGAACAGCGGCAAAGCAAACCGCTTGTCGGGTAAATCGGTGGCGTTCAACGCCGCCAGAATCAGGTCAGACGTGTGGAGTGGAATGTTTGCGCGTACCGCCGCGATATTATCCGGCGTATACGCATAGCCAGAGGACTCCAGAACCTCACGAATCTTGCTAGTGGGTATCTTGACTTCCATCATTCCCACCCCAGCATGTCGTCGATGCACCAGCCGATAGCGCACTCATACCGGTCATACGTGGTGGAATACTTCTGTGAGAACGCCTCACGCGCCCTCTTGTCGAGCATGTCCAACGACAAACCGGTTTCGGCTATCTGCTGTTCCGCAGTATCGAAGTCCGGCGCGGTGTATGGCTTGTCCAGCTTCAGCATGGCACGACGGCGTAAATCATCGATAAAACCATGCTGGCAGTCGAAGATATCCGCCACGCTATCCGCGTTATCGGCGGCCATCTCGTAAGCCGCCTGCAACAACAGGCGTACGGCTTTCTCCCGAATCTCGCTCATGTCACGCCGCCTTAACCCACTTGTCGCGGACGGTAGCCACGTAATCGGCCACCGCCTTTTCCAACTGCCTGTCACTGCCACGCTCATAACGGGCACGGTAGGCGACAACGCACCTGCCATTGGCCGAAGCAACGTAGGCCACCTTGCGGCCCTTGCTGGTACGGAAGTGACGGATAGGGCCCAAACCTTGCAATTCGGGGCATTCCTTAGCCATCATCAGGTCAGGCATCGTACAATAGGAGACGGCGAAACTGTTCACCTTCGGCGGCACTTCGGGAATCTCCTGTGTATCCGGCGCGGGTTCATCATCCATGAACTCGTCTTCCAATATCGCGTCCTCGGGCATAGACACCGGCCACTGAACATTGCTCGTGAAGCGTTCCTCCTCACACTTCCAGTTTGCATCGATCGATGGGTGCGCGACAATGCCGCCAACCGTTTTAGCGTCCATTCCGGTAGGTACCGGCACCGGCACTGTCTTCATACGCTCGGAATCGGGTATGAGCATCCAACCATGCTCAAGGTCAACGGAGCTTGACCTCATGCCATTCAAAAAGTCCTCATACTGGACTCCCTTGGCCTGAACATTCCACGCCGTGCCCTGCGAAGTCTGGGAAAGTGACCAGACTCGTCTAACCCGAGCGTTCACATACCGAACATCATATTTCGAGCCATCCTTGCGCAACCGCACCCACATGCCGCTCACGGCATTCACGTTACGCGACGGGTCATTGGTCAGCTTCTTCATTTTGGTTTACCTCACTTGTAAAGATTCGATTTTGATTGATTTTCTGGAATGAGTAGGCGGCTAGAAGACTCTCAGCATTCACCCTCTTCGGTGGCTTCGGTGTAGAAAACGTCGTCCATTTGGTCATTGTTGAAACGCTCATTGATGTAATCGGAAATTGCCTTACCGGTATCGTCTTCGTTAATTAGCTGACTAATGCGGGTATGGCTCACACCGTTACCGTCCAAAATGTAAGCGTCTTGCGCCCAACCATCTTCATGCTCGAAAGCCTTGTTATATTCGGTTTCCGTCACATATCCCCAGTCGCCAAGGCGATAGATGCCCTCATAGGGTTGGAAACCGTCATAGCGCGTCAATGGCGATAGTTTTTCGTCAACACGTTCCACCATGTCGGCAACATCTTTAACGGTAATGGACATTTTGAATCTCCCTTAAACAAGAGGGGCACGGCCACAACGCCATGCCCCACAACGATTTATTAACGATGGACTCGCACCATGTAGCCCCTACCCCACGGGACTAGCTCCACGGGATAACCTTTGGCCTCATAATGCGATTGAGTGGCAACAGCCACGGGAAACGACTTGCAACGGTAATGGTCAATCATGGTCGATCACTCACCCATATACGCAACTGGGTTAAGTTGCATGTCGATACGCCGCCATGCCCTGACCAATTCGGCGGTAGGCGCGTACCGTTCGACAGCCGACCGGCTACCGTCGTACCGTGCGGCCATATCATTATCAAAACCGATAACAGTATCGGCCATGATATGACGCGCCTCTTTCGCCGTAATGGCCTCACAATGCCAATTGCCATCAAACACGTCGTCGGCAACCCAAGCGTCACGCTCAGCCCTCGAATCAAACACGTAGAGGCCACCCGGCCATGACCCGTCATCCCATGTCGTGCCGATACCATAAGCCCAGCGGAAAGCGTAGAAGTAGCGTGCCATCATGCCACCTCGCCATCGAAGTGACGTTCGGCGGCTACCGCGTACAGCACGTCATGCATGGTGTCGGTACTGTAGCCATTGATATTGGTGACAACTTGCAAAGTCTGCTCGGACACACCGTAATCATCTTTCAGCGCGTCCCACATTTCCTCAATAGACATTGTTGAATCTCCCTTGAATTGATGAAGCGCGGAGTCAGCCGCGCGACTGATTGAATCTGATTGAAAGTTAGTAGCGTTCGCCGATTAGCACGCCGTCTTGGTAGATGTACAGGCCGGTACCGCGTCCGTTGCCCATTCGAGCACTATCCCAGTAGCAGAGTCCAGCTTGACCCGAGCCGTCTTCGTTCTCACATTGCGGGATGTTCGCGGTATCACTACCGCAAGCGGACAGGGTGAAAAGTGTGATTAACGCGGCTGAAGCCGCCAGAATTTTACGCATGGTTCCTCACTTCCATGTGAGGCGTGCTAAGATAGCACAGCCTCGATTTGATTGATTGGTTAGAGAACTTTCAACTTAAGGCACGCGGCTAGGTAGTTGGCGCTACTTAGCCGCATTCTTTTAACGCATCAGGTCGCTCGGTTGGCAGTTGAGTGCACTGGATATCTTCAAAGCGTTTTCAAGAGTCATGTTCCGAACGTCTCGCCGCCCGGTCTCATAACTGCTGATGATTGTTCGCGCTATTCCAGTGCGCTTGGCTAGCTCAACTTGTGTTAAGTCGGCTTGTTTGCGCAGTTCCTTAAGTCCCATAGGCTTACCCGCTTTCTCTAGTAGTAGGTAAACCAATTATGACAGCAAAATGTATCATTTGCATGTAGGGAAACACTGTTAAGTTCTCAAACTTGCTTTTGTCTTGCCCGATTGGGCTTGATAATTGATAGCATAACGTATCATTTTGGTTTAAACAAATCGGCGTGTCGGAAAACCAGCACGCCGAACAGCTCACACTGACGCGAACTCACGCACCAGCGCGTGCCGCATGATGTCATCAGCGGACACGCCACGACGTTTAGCGACGGCATCCAACATGGCCGACATGTCAGCGCTTAACGAAAACGTCCGACTGACAGCATCCGCCTGAGCGACAGGAACGACAGGCCCGGAATACACCGCACCCGGCCTTCCGCCGAACTCGCCGTTATCCGCATCGTCGGCCCACTTGTCCAACATGTCATCAGTGACCACACGGCCACCCTTCGCAACAAAAGACATGACACTTCCTCCTTTACAAAAGTTTCAGTTCCCGCAGCACCTTCGGCGTCGCACGCATGGCATGGAACACATGCCAACGATCCGACTCATCTAGTACCGCCACCATTTCCAGCAAACGCCCGTACTCGTCGTATCCAACCGCCACATAACGCAACGGGTCGGTATCCTCACGCGCCATAAACCGCACGACGTTCGACCATGCCACGCGCACCGAATCAGCGGACACGTCGGGATGTCGAGTCTGGATACGCGGGTCAACGACGATATCGCCAACCGGCACGGCTCACCACCTTTCGATATAACAGGTTCCAGCGTATCCCGTCCACCTTGGGACACGCTATGAGTGCCTAGACTATGGGATAAACCCAGTGAGCTAGGCCGACTGTGTACAAGGCCCACAGTCAGGCGAAGAATTGATTAGGGCACACACCTAGCTTTCGCTAGTGTTTTCTTTCGACTCGCTTGGAGCCTCCAGTAAGCGACGTGGGTTAGATAGGCGGAGCGCGTTAGCCACCTTGATTGCGACGTTGAGAGAGGTATCACCAAAATCTCTAATACCTGTTTCCCACGCGGCAATACGCGGCTGATTAACTCCGTCTACTTTGTCGGCTAACTGTTGCTGAGTCCAGCCACGCTTGACTCGGTACTCCCTAATACAATTGTCAACCATTGCCCACCTCGCTATCTCTAGTCCAGTGGGCCCAATTATACCTATCGCAGACGCGGTTTCTGATGCCATCGCTCCCCATTCTTTCAGGGGTCCGCGCACTACTCGCAAGGCCTTCACCTTGCTTCTCTTATCCTCATTAGCCACATGGCTAAACGTCGGTAGGCGCAACCCATTTACGCAGTCTTGTTTGACACACTCTCACTATGCAGACTGCAACCGGCATTTGGCAACACTATTCAATTATCAATCATCACGTTCGCCTGATTACCCTCTGCTCACAATGAGGTTTAGGCAGTGGGAACTAAGTGCGCGACTGGGGACTTGCACCCCAGCTCAGCCACTATGGCCGCGCTGTGTTCTCAGCTAGCCGCGAAGTATCCGCGTACCGCGTGTGCAAAGTTCGCAACTTCCTGAGTCTCACTGAGATATTCGCTTATGCATTCACCGGCAATGGCCTTGACGTTTCGGGGGATGATTGTTAAATCAGTCCCGTTGAGCCTGACCATAAAGGCCGCCGAGACGCCTTGGTGCGTAATCACCTTGCGACCATCTTCTGTCTGGCTTAGTGTCCATTTGCCTACCGTGATTAGCTTCTTCATCTCGTTTACCTCGTTTCTGTTTAGTGTTCGTTTGTTTTGTTGGCTCCATCATAGGTATTCCCAATTGGGAATGTCAAGCCGGATAATCCGGAAAGTTTAAAACCATTGGAAACACTAGCACCCCTCGGCGTGTCGAAACTTACGATTCACGACGTAAAATCGCGGGTATATACCTTATATACCAAATAAAGGCTTAACGAGAATATTCTCAATAAGAAATATCAAAAACAAAACCTGAGCCAACCACACTCAACAACGCAAGCATGAGTCACGACACACCAAGTTTGACAAACCACACCACACGACTACCATTCTCCGCCCACACACAAGCATGACATAGAGGCAAACCACCACGTGACGGACTCACACGGACGGATAGACAGGCAACGGCACAGACGGCCACGACCACGCCATACTCACGTCACACTCACACCCAGGCAACGCGGATAGCCCGCGTCACAGACACGGCCATACTCACAACCGCATACGACCGCGCGCATACCACGCGCCACACTACGACACGCCGACACATACACCCCACCCCCAAGGGAAGGGTACCCACGGGCAAGACGCGGGGCCGCTGCGACTCTAGCTCTTCCGCTGGATGCGATCTGGGGCTATTATGGAAAAACCGTTCGCTTCTGTGGTGAGTGCTGTTCTTTCACATTTTCTTCACTGCAACGCTTGCCGCAACGCTTGTTGTGAGTAAAATGTCGTGTATACGGATTGTCGGGGAATGGAGCGAAGCTCAGGTTCCTGACAAGACGAGGCCCCGCAGTCGCGGGGTTTTCTCATATCTGCGTGAGATATCCCAATTGGTAGAGGACGCCGGCTCAAACCCGGTGTGTTGTGGGTTCGATTCCCTCTCTCACGACTAGGCCACGCCTTTTTTGAAAACCAAACCGTCAAAACAGTTTTACGAGGATTTGTAAGGTCGAGTTCTCTGGGATTCCGTTTTGTGTTGGTGTTGTTTTCTTGGACCGGGGGCGTGGCCGGGGATGATTGGCAGAGTAGACGAATGCGGCGGCTTGCTAGGCCGTAAACCGTAAAAGGTTCGCAAGTGCAAATCTTGCATCATCCGCAGGATGGTCAGTAAGGCCGGTCAAGGTCGTGACTGTCGGTTGGGGTTTGACCGCCCGTGAACCGGCGTCGTGCAGAATCTCCGCACAGCATCGTGTGCCGACTCCCCGCTTCGCGTGGGTTGACGTCGGCTGAGGAGTGCCCCCGGTTCGCTGGGCGGCGGGAGTCTGAGATGGCTTCCACGGTGTCGAGCACGTGGAGTGCGCGCGGTCTGTAACACCGCTGCCTTCGGGCGTTGGGAGTTCGATTCTCTCCGGCACCACAATCGCGATGTAGTTCAAGAATCTGGCAGGGAACTGGGGCTGAGCACCTAGGCGGCTTTGGTTGCAGAGAATGTCGGGTAGCGCCCGGAGATCGTTGCATACTGATCGTGCAATGCGTTGCGAGATTTGGAGGGGCCAGCCGATTGGCGGCGGCAACTGTTCCGAAAACAGTCTGCCCTGACGGGCGTGTGGGTTCGACTCCCACTCTCTCCGCTGTCTGGTCAAGGTATGTCAGCCAGCCTAAACAATTGACTACCCCAAATGCCCGTGGCCGAGTGGTTCAGGCACCGGTCTCCAAAACCGGTTACGGAAGTTCGATTCTTTCCGGGTATGCGATGCCTTGAGAAGAGGCAGCTCTTGGCGGTGACAGCTTCTCGGTCAGTGCCAGTCGCCGGCGGCGGCTTCACGCCATGCCGTACGGCAATAACTGAATAGCGCTCCCTCTAGTGGGAGGCGTGGCATTCTAGCTCATTGGAAGAGCGGCGCTCTCGTAAAGCGCAGGTTCGAGTTCGATTCTCGGGATTGCCTCTAGGAACCGGTGGCCCGTGGGCCAACTCCCTTGTATTTGGATTAACCCCGTTGGAATGCTCGCTCGCCACGCTCCCACCGGTTCCGTCCCCTTATATATAAGGAGTCATCATGGCTTGGTCATCTTCCAACCGTAATGCACGGTTCAATCCCGGATGGGAGCGGACCCGCAAGCAGATATTGGAGCGGGACCGCTATCGATGCCAGTGGATTGTGACTGATTGGCATACGGGGGCAAAGCATATTTGCGGCTATTCGGCCAATGAGGTCGATCATAAGGTTCGCGCGAAGAACGGTGAGCCCGATGATGATTCCCCGTCGAATCTGTGGGCCTTGTGCCCGTACCATCATTCGCAGAAAACCGCGCAGGAGTCCGCTGAGCAGCGGCGCATGAATCGTGAACGCCGGAAGGAAGAGCAATGGTATTCGCATCCGGCGTTTCAGTGAGCGGCTATGTATGCATGGTGGCCGGCTGCGGGAATACGGTGTATGCGCGCGGCTTGTGCCGTCATCATTATGACCGTGACCGGTATGCGGGGAGTCCGATTATCCCGTTTCGTACCCGTTTGTGTCCTATAGGCCATTATTTTCAACCGTCTCGTGTTGACCAGATTTTCTGTTCCGGCAGGCATCGCAGCAAGTACAAGCGGCTGTCGGATAAAGACCCTGTGAAGTATCCCCCCAATCCGGAAACCCCCTTGTTCGTCAAGCAGGTCGAGGCCGAGGATATCGAGCCGGATATTCGGGTGGAGTCGTTCACCGACGCGGATGTCATCGCGGAATGCGATGGCGTGTGCGCTGTGTGCGGCAAGAGGGTCGATGTTGATTCTTTCGGGCCTGATGGTCCGGCGTTTAAGTGGAAGGTTCCTTTGGAGAAGTCGCGTCAGGCGACTTTGGCGAACCGACTTCTAGTCCATAACCGTTGCCTGTAGGCGGAATGCCTTGGCTTCGGCGTGCCCGGAACGGGCGGAATGGGGTTGAAGCATGGCTGGCAATGGTCATTCCGGTCGTAGCAAGGCCGGTAGGAATATGGTTTTGAAGAGTCCTGATACCGTGATGGGTCTGGACTTGCCCGCGACTCGTCCTGATGGGCGTGAGTGGCTTGACTTGACGAAACGCTGGTACAAGTCGATGCAGACGGGGCCTATGGCTCCGCGCATGGGCATGGAGGCCGACTGGTTTTCGCTGATGGATTTGGCGAAGCTGAAGGATGATTACTGGCGTATGTCGAAGCCTTCTGCGGTGATGGCCGCTGAGATTCGTCAGCGTGAGGACTCGTTTCTTATCACGCCCGCCGCCCGCATCAAGGCGAAGATCGAGGCCATTGAGGCTGATGATATGAGTACCGGAACCGGTCGCCCGGAAACCCGTGGCGAGGCGGTGAAGGAGGATGTTGACCGTCGCCGCCGTCAGTTGAGGGTGGTGAACGGTGGCGCATGACATTATTCCCCAGCTGACGCAGTGGGAGTACGATCATTCCCTCGGTCATCTGGCGGTGTGGTGGATTGAGACGTTCACGCTTATCGGTCGTGGCGACGGCATCGGATTGCCTATGCATTTCGATTTGGACGAGTACCAGTTCATGGTCGGCGCCTATGCGTTGAAGAGGAATGGCAAACGCAAGTTCAATCGTCTGTTCCTTTCCCGAGCCAAGGGTCGCGACAAGTCGGGCAAGGCCGCTGGTGTTGGCATGTTCGAGGGTTTCGGTCCTTGTCGTTTCGACCATTGGGCGCGTGAGGGCGAGACCTACACGTTCATGGGTGAGACATACGAGTATCGCGAGGGTGAGCCTGTGGGCAAGCCTGTCACCCAACCCGAGGTCGTGTGCTTGGCCAATTCCGAACAGCAGGCCGGCAACGTGTTCGAGTCCATCTACTACAACTGCGATTCCGGCCCCTTGTCCGATTGGAAGGGCATGGGCATGGATGTGGGCACGACCCGTATCATGCTTCCCGAGGGCGGAATCATCATGCCCATCACTTCTGGCGCTTCCAGTCAGGATGGAAAGCTGACCACCTGTGGTCTTGCCGACGAGACGCATCTTATGGTGCAGCCGAAGCTGTGGAACGTGTACAAGACCGTGGCCCGTAACCTCGGCAAGCGTGCCGGTACCGCTGGCACGTTCATGATGGAGACCTCCACGATGTACCGTCCCGGTGAGGGCAGTATCGCTGAAGCGTCGTACAAGTATGCGTGGGATGTGGCCGCAGGACGAATCAAGCATCGTGCCGGCATCTACTTCGACCATGTGTACGCGACGTTGGACGTGGAGGACTTCTCGGACGAGAAGAAGATGACCAAGGCTCTTGAGATTGCCTACGGTCAATCCTTGAAAAGCCCTGATGGGAAGGACCATATCATTCTCAAGGACGGTACCGACGTGCCGATTGAGAACAAGACCGGTCTGAGCGCCGATGGCCGTTATTCGCTGACCGATGGCGAGCTTGGCCCGTCCAAGGACGGGTGGTTGACGTTGGATGGTCAGCTTGACCAGATCTATCAGCCGGACACCGATCCCGCAGATTCGATTCGCTACTTCCTGAACAATCTTTCCAGCGTGCAGAACGCTTGGCTCAGGGAGTCCGACATTCAATCCCATGTCCTGTACAAGGACGAGATGGCCGGTTATCTGGGTTCCCGCAAGCTCGAAACCGCTTGGCAGAAATTCGTCACCAAGAAGGAGCCGATAACGCTCGGCTTCGACGGTTCCGTGTCGAAGGACTCCACAGCCCTCGTTGGTTGCAGGGTGTCCGATGGCATGCTGTTCCTTATCAAGCTGGAGCAATGCCCGGACGGGCCGGAGAAGGCCACGTGGAGGGTTGACCGTGACGCTTTCGACCAAGCCGCCAGAGACATGCTCGACAAGTACAACGTGGTCGGCTTCTTTGCCGACGCGGCCTTCTTCGAGTCGATGATAGGCGCTTGGGAGAAGGACTACGGGAAGAAACTGAAGGTCGGCCCCCGCAAGAACGGCGATCTCGTCAAGTTCTATACGAACAACTGGAAGAACGAGATGTATCAGGCCACGGAGAACGCGGCCACAGGTTTCCGCTACCCGTATGAGGAGCCGGAAGGCAGAAAGCCAGCGTTGAACAGCATCGCGTTGCTTGCCGACCCGAGGCTCGTCAACCATTTCCGGCATCCGCGCCGGGTGGACAAATCGTATGGCTACAAGATTCTCAAGGAATCACCGGCCAGCCCGAACAAGATCGATGCCTGCGTCGCGGGCATTCTCGCATACCGCGCACGCGCCCGCTATCTGGAGATAGCCGAGGAGAAGAGGCGTCGCGCGCCCATTCGCATCTATTAGGAGGTTAGCCCATGCCCGACGTGCAGCTTGCCATCAGGAACGCGACCGTCGAGGATACGGATGCCTGGAACCTCACCCAGCTTGCTACGGCTTGGGGGCGCAGGCTTCCCATGCTCGCCGTTCTGAAACAGTACAAGGACGGCAAGGAGCTTGTGGACTCCACGAGCGTGCCCGGCAGCACAAGCCCGAACGCGGCTCCCGTGTACCGCACCATGCGCGAGATAGGCACGTTGAATCTGGCTCGCCGTATCAGCGAAAGCGTGACCGACCGTCAGCGTCCGAACGGTTTCCGCAAGATATCCGACGATAAGGTGAAGGACACCGCCGCCGACGCCATGTACCGGGATTGCATGATGGACACGCTGCTGCGCTGCCACCTGTTCCCCGACACTGCGGATTACGGCGCCTCCTACGGCTTTGTGAACAAGGGGCGCGGGAAGAAGCTGGTGCAGGCGTGGAGCCCTTGGTGCTGCTACATGTCGGATGATGAAGATTCGGCCATCCATTACAGCTATGACGCCCGTGATGGGGTCGAGAACATTCGCTTGTTCAGCATGGAACGCGACGAAGCCGGCAATATCAAACGTGTGTATTCCAAGCTCGCCACGCGCGAGAGCGAACGCACGGTGACTGACCCCGACGATGACGAGGCCGTGGCACAGCTCGCCATAGAAGGCAAGGCATGGGAGCCGGGCAACACTTGGGAGTGGGCACAGGGCGATGAGACCTACGATTACGCTCTAGCCTGCGAAAGCCTTCCGGTGGTCAAACTGCCAACGCCGGACGGCATGGGCATGTTCGAGCCTTTTCTTGATACTCTGCGCCGTATCGACCGTCAGATTTTCGACCGCCTGTGCATAACCATGATGCAGGCGTTCCGCCAACGCGCCATCAAAGGCGACATCAACCTTGAATACGGCCCTGAGGATATCGAGGTCATTCAGGGCTTGAAGGATGAGGGCGACCCAATCGACCTTTCTGAAAGGTTCGCCATGGGTCCCGCAGCACTATGGAACCTGCCGGACGGCGTGGATATATGGGAGTCTCAGACCACCGATCTGAATGGCTTGCAGAACGTCATCAACGCCGACATCAAGCATCTTGCGGCCACTGCCGGCATCCCGTTGGATATTCTCAGCCCTGACGTGCAGGGTTCCGCCAACGGTGCCGAGTTGAAGCGCGAGACGCTGCGGTTCAAGGTCGAGAACCTGAACGCCCTCGCGTCCGAGGCCATCGGACGCATGATTCGCATGGCGTTGACGTTGAACGGCGAGGGCAGCGCCGCCGAGGACGATTTCGAGCTGATGTGGAAGCCCATGGTGTCCACGAGCAGTCTGGAACTCGCCCAATCCGGCCAGCTGAAATACCAGTCCGGTCTGATGGCCCGCCGCACGGTTCTCACCCATGACTTCGGTTTCACAGCTCAGGATATAGCCGAGGATGACATGAATCGCATGTCCGACCAGTTGACATTCTCCGACCAATCGGCCGGTCAGCCCGTACTGCAGGGCGCCGTGCAGCCGGCGACCGGATGGGATGAAACCACCCAGTCCGCCGTTAACGGTTTGAACGGCGACGAGAACGGCGACGGCGTTTCCGATAGCGTCACCAGTCTCGACGGCGTGGAGACGTTCTGATGGCCGACATCACCCAGATTCTCAACCAGCGCATGAGCCGGTACGAGCGCGAACGCGCCCGACTGGTCGAGGAATACGTGACCGCCGCATGGAAGATGTGGCAGAGCCTGTCCCCCGCCGACTGGTGGAACGATGCCATCACGCAGGGCGCGTCGGCTAACCTGACCTCACGGTATATGGCGTTCGTGGAGCATATGCGCCGACTTGGCATAGCCTATGCCGACATCGCGCTCGGACTTGTCGGCGCCACCGCGCAGGGTCAGCTCCCGGAGTTCGAGGTGGCCAGGGACAACACGGACCCGTGGAAGATGATGCTCCGCCCCGTGGAATCCTACAGGGACGCTTCCAGTAAGGAGCCTCACTTGCGCCCGTCCGCGTGGGAGAACCTTGAGGCCGACGCGCAGCGTTCCGTTGACAGGTGGCTGGAAGAGGCGAACGAGCGTCTTATCGACATCATCGACACTGATTCCATGATCGCCGGAACCCATGCCACGTTGGAACGATACCGTAAGTCCGGCGTCACGAGATACCGGCGCATCATCCACCCGGAACTGTCCAAGACGGGCACGTGCGGCTTGTGCGTGGTCGCAGCCGACAGGGTGTATTCGATAGCCGCGCTCATGCCTTTGCACGGCAACTGCCATTGCACCGTGCTCCCCATCGTCGGAGACAACGACCCCGGTCTGAGACTCAACGACGATGACCTGAAACGCATCTACAAGGAGGCGGGCGGCACCGCATCCGCGAAACTCCGGCAGACCCGCGTGCTTACCCTCACCAACAGCGAGATAGGCCCCGTATTGAGCGCCAAGGATGTCAAGCCCCGCAAGGACGTGGACTGGCATCAGCCCGACGCGGATATGACACGGGAGCAGATTCAACGAATGTTGGAGAGAGCCAACGTGTTCACCGCATACTACCGGAAGGTCGAATCGACCGGAAAGGCCGAACACTTCCGCTACGAGGAGCACACCTACCATTTCGAACCTTCGCCGCACCTGAAACAGGCGCTGGCGTCAAACCTTGCGTTCGCGCAACAACTCAGGGCGAGGCTTCGCCTTGCCGCGTAACAGCAACCAAGTTGAAAGGAACCATTCCTGATGGCTGACAACGAAAACACCCCCATCGTCGAAACGACCGTGGACGGTGAGCCCGGAACGGGCGAACAGAACGACACCACGCCTAAGGCCGACAGCAACGACCTTGCCGACAAGGTGTCCATGTGGCAGGCCATGAGCCGCGAGAACGAGAAGAAGAGCCACGCGAACCTGAAGCGCGCCACCGATGCGGAAAGCAAGCTGGCCGACGTGGAGCACCAGTACGCGCAGGCTCAGACCCAGATCGCCAAGCTCAAGGCGCAGGCCGCATACCCGCAGCTCACCGATGAGGTGTTCGCCGCCCTTGCACCCAAGGACGCGGACGCCGAGGCCATCGAGGAGTGGGCGAAGAACGCATCCCAGTTCATTCTTCCCGCGCAGACCGAAACGGTTGCCGACGAGGGGAAGAAAGAAGAACAGCAGCAGCCCCTGCCCGCCTCCGTATTGGAGGGATACAGCCATACGGCGCCTCATCCTCAAGGTTCGACGGCCAGTGGCGGATTGATTGCCGCATACGATTACGGGCGCAAGTTCGCGTCCATCAACAACGACAAAAAGTAAGGAGAACCCCAATGGCTAAACCCGTGGAAATGGTTCACACCACCGGCTATACGGTGCCGCAGGACGACCAGTCCTGGCTTATCAACCGCATCACCGATGGCATTCGTGAGGCGCAGCTTGACCTGAGCCTGTTCACCGGCGACAAGGAGAAGGAACAGAAGTACTTCGCCTCCATCGACCCGGATGATTTCAACGCCTGGCTGAAGTCCGGCATTCCGGTCGCCAAGGTCACCAGCACCGGCCTGTTCGGCCCGTATGACCCGACCGCCACCGATGGCCGCCAGCTCAAGGTCGCCGGTTTCCTTGAAAGCCAGCTGCACGTGGTGTTCACGCGCTCCGGCTTCGAGGACCAGTATCCGACCGCTGGCGTGCGCTACATGGCCGTCATCGACCGCAACAACCTGCCGGTCACACTGGCGGAAAGCACCGTTTTCGAGGGCCTTATTCTCGACTACGACAAGGACGCTGGCGGCGATGTGACGGTGCTGTCCCCGTCCGCTGCCGGCACCGCTCCGGCCTACAAACTGCCCAACGCCACTGCAAGCGCACTGGGTGGCGTCAAGCAGGCCGCGAACGTCGCCAACCTCGCAACCAGTGCCGACGCCGCCGCCATCGTCACTGCGGTCAACACCCTGTTCGCCAATCTGCGCACTGCCGGCGTCATGGCCGCTAAGTGACCTTAATCATTCGTTTCTGAAACCCGCCCCATGTGGCGGGTTTTTTATATCCGAAAGGAACATCATGGCCCTTATCAACAAGGACATCATCACGCCCGCCGAGGCGTCGGCCATCGTGCTCGGCGCATATCAGTCCACGCGCGAGATTCTGCCGTTCGGCAAGATTCTGCCGGATATGATGAACCCGACCGGTCTGAACGTGAGCTGGGTTCCGAACCAGCCGCGCTTCGAGGTCGAGGAAATGAAGTATTCGACATGGGATAGCGAAGCCCCGTATGACAAGACCACCGGTGGCGGCAAGAAATCCTATACGGAGATGCTGCCGCTGCGCAAGCGCCACCGCATCAGCGAGCACGACATCGCAGCCGGACGTGTCGCCGCCACCGCCACCGAGGCTTCCGACGAGCTGCGTGAGGCACTTGCCCGCCTCGGCACCGAAATGGCCTACCGTACGGAGAAGGCCAACGTCGCCGTCGCCGTGGACGCCAAGCTCGGCATCGGCGAGTCGAACCTGACCGCCAACTGGGATTACGCGCGAGACGCCTCGCTCGCCGTCGAACTCAAGGCCAACAACCTGTGGTCCAACGCTGCAAGCGACCCGATCAAGGACCTGCGCAAATGGAGCGACCTCGTGTACAAGGCCGAGGGCACCCGCCCGCGCGTCATGGTCACGACCCGCAAGGTCATGAACACGCTCATGGAGAACGCCGCCGTGATGAAGTACTTCTACGCGGGTCAGGCCCAGTCGGACATGCTGCCCGCCTTCATCGGCGAAGCCCAGGTGCGTGGCGTTCTTTCCTCCTATGCGAATATCAGCGACGTTCTGCTCGTTGATGAGACGTATGAGGAGTTCGCCCGCCAGCAGAAGATCATTCTGCCGGGCGGCGTGGCCTCCTTCTTCCCGGAGAACACCGTTCTGCTGCTGCCCGGCCTGAACGACACCGGCCTCGGCTACACGGCTCTCGGCCCGACCGCCGAAGCCAAGCAGTCCACCGTGTACGGCATCAGCCGCCAGTACGACGCCGGCCCGATTGGAGCCATTCTCGACATCCCGTCCGCCACGCCGGGCTACGAGGCTTACGTGAACGGCACGATGCTGCCGGTTCTCGTCCAGTCCAACAGCACGTTCAAGGCTACCGTCCTCAACGGCTGAGCTTAAGGAGCCAGCATGTCCACGACGCTTATCGACAACATCGACTGGTTGAAGTACATGCGGCTCAACGCGACCGGGGAGCCGGAACTGTTCGACAAGGACACCGGTTTCCCCGATTCGTGGGTGAAGCAGCAGTGCCGTAAGGCCGCATTGCTGTGCATGGCCGAATGCCCGAACGTGTACGCGCGGCTGCGCAGGCGGCGTCTGAGCGAATCGGACTTCGCCGGCGTGGTATGCGATATGGTTCTCCGTCTCGCCCGCCAATACAAGTACAAGGCCGAATCGAACGGCAACTACTCGTACACGCGGCGCGATGACCAGCCGGTGACTCCGGGCTACAATCCCAGTCCCCGATTGTTCGTCGCAAAGGACGAAAAGGCCATACTCACCGGCTACACCAGTTCGCAGGGCGGCGGGCACATCAGCCTCGGCTTCGACCCCGGCTTCGGGGGCTGACCATGAGCCACCTGTATGACGGGGAGCAGTCCGAGGAGACCCACCTGTTCGATGACGTGGAGACAGAACCCCGCATCACGGATGATCTTCTGCACCGCGACATGATCGTGGTGCAGCCGATGAAACCGGTCGAAACCGTCTACGGTTCCGGAACGGTGCCGGATGGGGACGCCGCCTACTGTTACTGCTCGTTCGAGCCTCGAATCAATAAGAACAGCACGTTTTCCAAGAACTGGGCGCAGGACACCACGCCGCAAACGACCGGTGGCCTGCGTGAGGATGCGTTGGCGATCGTTCTCGCGCCGGAATGGCATGGGGACATCAACACGCAGTTCTGGCTCGATAACGCCTGTTACGAGGTTGACGGCCCGCCTATGGAGATGCGTCACGCCTCGGATGCCGCCCACCATTGGAACATCACCGCGAGGTGCATCGGCCATGCGACCGAGGACAACGGGTTGAAACCGCCTGTCCCGCCCGAGGGGAGCCGCACATGGGGTACGTGAACTTGAAGCCCGCGAATGTGCTGAACCGTGACATGGCGATACTGTTCGGAGCCGAAGCGACCCGTCCCGTGGCGGAGAAGGTCGAAGCGAAAGCCAAGGCGCTGGCCGACATGAAGGCGAAGCATTCGTCCGTCGCCAACCGCATCGACATCAGCACTCACGCTCACGGCACGCACACCGCCGTCATCATGAGCGTCAAGGGCCGTGACGGTTCCGAGATCGCCTCTCACTTGGAGTTCGGCTACTTCAACCGGTGGCTGGAACACAAGTACGGCATCAAAAGCCCGCTGGCTTGGATGCCGGGATTGTTCATCATGTCGGAGGCGAAATATGTCTGACCCCACGATATTCGACCTTTCCGTAAGGGAACAGTTGGATGCGGTCGCCATGACACGCGCCTACCTGGACGCCGTCGAATGGAAGGACCGTGATTTCAGGCCGGTCATCCAACCGGAGGTCACGCCCGCCACGGATTCGCTCCTGTTGTCCCATGACGTGATTCTCTACCATTGCGGTGCTCCTGAGCAGCCCGACTGGAATCTGAAGGCTTGGATATGGCAGTACACGCTGTCTTTGACGGTGTTGGGCCGTGACCCGGAACGGGTGGCCCGCATCTGCGGATGGCTGCACCGTTGCATATCCGCATGGCCGTACCAGCCGGGAACCATGTACGGGAAAATCGGGCGGATAGTGGACAATCCCGGTTTCGAGTCCCGGTCTTCCGGCGACATGACCAGTTCCAAAAGCATCGTCGCGTGGACTTCCACGAAACGCATACAGGCCGCGTCCCCACGCGGCTGACCTTATCTGAAAAACCATCAATCACACAATCAGACCCCGCACGCCTACACGGCTGCGGGGTTTTCCATATTTGAAAGGAAAACGATATGGCTGACGAAATCGGCATCCACGACGACGGCGTGTTGACCGCCGTCCGAGGAACGATCTTCATGGCGAAGGCCGAGACCATCATTACCTCCGCACTGCTCAAGCAGTTCACCGTCGAGGCGGCGACCGTGGGCGTGGGCGACGGCATGTGGACGAACCTCGGCCACATGTCGAACGACAACCTGCCCGAGTTCGCGTTGGACGGCGGCGACGCCACCACGTTGAGCACTTGGCTCAAGGCGGCGTTCCGCACCCAGTACGCCCAGACCACCGGCACTGTGACGTTCAATTCGGTGCAGGGCGACAAGGGCACGTTCAAGACCTTCTACAACGCGGTCGATATGACCGGCGCCGGCGTGGCCTTCTCCTTGGAGAAGACCCCCATCAACAAGTCCCTGTTCATCCTGTGGTCCGACACGAACACGACCGGCCGTGCCGGCCTGCTGCTGCCGAACTCGGACATCGCGTTCTCCAGTCTGCCTGCTCTTTCCACGGATTCGTTCGTGGAGTTCTCCGCTCAGGCGAACATCAAGACATCCAGCGCGCTTCCGCATGACAAGAACGGCAAGTTCACGTCCGTCGCCTACTTCGCGCCGTCCGACTTCACGGTCTGACCCGTCTCTTCCTTGCCGCGTCTCCTATCCGCGCGGCAAGGAACCCCCTCTTTCCACGGATAGGGCTTTTCAGAATCATTCTTTTCCACGGATAGGAGCCGATGATGGCAGAGAACACTAAGAACACGACCGACAACGCGAAGATGCCGGAGACATGGGACGAGCTCAAGGAGCAGCCGCTGTTCGCGGGACTGCCCGACATGGCGAAGCCGCAGGAGCTGAACGTGGCCCAGTCCGCCGAGTTCTCGGTGACATGGCAGCGCATCTCCGAACGCAACGGGAAACTGGGCGACATGGGCTTATTCGGCGACGATGAGGCCGACAAGCCGAAGAAGAAGCCGAAGTACGACGAGTCCGAAGCCGTCATCCTCATGGCCGAGATCGTGCAGTACGCGGACATGTTCTACCGCGAAATCGCGGCCGACGAGAAGCAGTGGGACGAGTTCACCCGTGGCCGCACCTTGGAGAACCTGTACGTGCTGCTGGTGTCCCTGACCACGTTCTATTCGGTGGCACTGGGAAAATCAAGCGCCTCCAAGACGCGCTTGGAGAATGCAGAGTAGCGGTCTCGGCCGACTTCCAACGCTTCTACAACATCAACCTCCCCGCCAGTATGGGCCGCATGGAGCCGTCATGGCTGTGCGACCTGCTGGACGGTTTGGAGGGCGTTGACGGGAGCCTGTACCGCGCGTGGATGGCCGAACACCATCCGCTCCCCCGGGAAGACGCGAAAAGCATGCCGCGTCTTTCCTACCTCACCTACGGGCAGTCGCAGATGCTGATGCTCAGCATGACGAACCAGCTTGAGATGATTCGCGTGATGATCGCCCGCATGATGGGCGACAAGAAGTCGAAGCCGCAGCCCGTCTATCCGCCCGGCACCGTGGTCAAGCCCGATTCGGTCGGGCCGAAATCGTTCTCCACGGCGGGCAAGTCGTTCGCCCAGATCACGGGCATGTTGGGTGCCGTGTTCGGCGGCAACAGTTTCTAGCAGAAAACCCCTCGCATTCCACGAGGGGTTTTCGTTTATCCTCCCGGAGGTTTTCTCATGGCCTTGTATTCCGTTGGCGCGGTCGGCGTCGATATTCGCCCGGACACCGATAATTTCTGGAAGATTCTCAACGCGGAACTGCATTCTCGCCACCCCGAGGTCACCGTTGATGTGAACACGAAGGGCGTCGCACGCGCCAAGGAGCAGATGCGCGACCTTGACGGCAAGACCCTCACCAACGTGGTGAAGATCGACGGCGACCCGTCCGGCTTGCGTGCCATCGACAAGGCCATGCAGGCCCAGCGGAAGCAGTGGGAGAAGAAGCCGGTCACCAGCAGGTTCGACTTGGACGATACGTCGTTCAATGAGAAGATTCACCGGCTTTCCAACCAGATCAAGCGGACCGCCGGCCAGACGGAGGCGTTCGTCAAGAAGTCGCAGAAATCCGTGGCCGACAGTCTTCAGGACAGTCTCTCCCGCATGCGTTCGGCACGCGCCCTCTACGACAAGGAGGCCACGGCCGCATCCCGCAGGCAGACCATGCTCATCAAGGACGAGCACGCCGCCTACGACATGTACGCGGAGGCCATCGAGAACGGGCGCAAACGTCAGGAGCAGTTGACCCGCAGCCAAGCCGATGTCAGTAAGACCCTTGACTGGTCCATCAAGAAGATGAAGGAGCTGCGCGAGGCCGGGAACATCGACACCGCGAACTGGTACAAGAACAGTCGCATCCCCGAGCTGCGCGAACAGCTCAAGGGCCTGAAAGCCGACCTGAAGGCGGTAGGCAAGGAGATAGCGGAGAACAAGAAGGCGCAGGACAAGCTCTTCTCCGCCGATTTCGACAACAAGGTAGCGGCACAGCAGCGTCTTATCGACTCCAACACCAAGAAGTGGGAGAAGGCGACCGACGCCATCTCCAAGTATTCGGACGCCGAGCTCATGCGCAAGGCGCGGCTCAATGACTTCAACCGTGAGAACGACCGGCTGTTCTCCGGCCTGAACAAGATTCTCGACCTTGAGGAGAAGTCCGAGAAGCTGAACCGCAGGCAGCTCCAGCAGCTGTCGAAGCTCACGGCCGGCCAGAAGGCGTTGGCCGAGGTGTTCGAAGACACGAGAACCAGCGTCAAACGCCTCAACGCGGTACAGAACGATTCGCGCCGCACGATGGACAAGCAGCGCAAGACCGCCCGCGAGCTGACCAGCCTGTTCGACGAGCAGGAGACTCAGGTCAAGGCGCTTTCCGCCGCGTTCCAGAAGTTCAAGCCCATGGGCATCGACAAGAGCCTCGGCAAGGAGCTCAACAATACCTTCGACCAGCTGAAGAAGCTGCGCGACTTCGCATCCCGCAAGCCGATCACCGCCAAAGCCACATTGGATAAGACCCAATGGGACAAAAAATACGCGGAACTGATGTATGACGCGGAGAAGCTGCGCGCCAAACTCGACCGGGAGCATGAGGTCAACGTCCGCGTCAAGGTGTGGGAGGACAACGCCGACAAGCTCGAAGCCCGGTTGGAGAAGCTGCGTCATACGCGCCTCGACATTCCCGTGGACTGGCAGGTCGATCAGGAACGAATCATCGCGTCGATGCGTGAGACCGCCGCCAAGATCAAAGCCAATCCCGAACGTCGTTGGGAGCTTGAAGCCGACCTCGACCTGCAAATGCATCGCGCCGAGGAGAAGCTGAAGAAATTCGAGGACAAGAACGACGAGCTGAAGATGGATTTGGACTTGGAGACCGCGTTGGCCCGAGTCCATCTCGCCTACTTCACCCGCCCCCGCACCATCGACATCTTCGCTAATTTCAAGGGCACTGACCTTGGCAAGATTTTCTCCGGCATGACCAGTGGTGCGACCGGTTTGAAGGGCGTGCAGAACCAGTTCGACAGTCTTGTGAACCTGTTCGACAAGCTCGACAAGGTGGTTCCCAAGTGGTCGATTCTCGGTGCCGGCGTCACCGCGTTGGGTGCCGGACTCCTGAACCTGGGACGCACTGCGGGCGGTGTCGGCGTCAGCCTCGTGTCCATGAGCAAGGCCGCGTTGGCCGCTCCCGCCGCGTTGGCTGGTCTGGCGTCCGCAGGCTACGTGGGCTACCGGGTGTTCGGTGATTTGAAGGAAAAGTTCGATGTTACCAAGACCTCGCTGGCGAACCTGAACAAGGAGTTGGGCGACAACGCTTGGAACGAGTACGGGGATAACCTGTACCGTCTCGCCAACGACGTGGCCCCCTCACTGTCCAAGGGTTTGAACGGTATCGCCGTCGAGGAAGGCAAGGTGCTCAACGGGCTTATCGACGTGGTGCGCCAGTCGAACGAAGCCGACCAACTACCGCGTATCTTCGAGAACACTCGTCTCGCGGTGTCCGAACTGAACCCGGGCTTGCAGTCACTGGCCCGCGCGTTCCTCGGCTTGGGCGACCAGTCCAGCCAGTATCTGCCCCGCATGGCCTCCTACATTTCCGACGTGGCCGAGAAGTGGGCGAACTGGGTGGATACCGCCGAACGTACCGGTCAAGTCTCTAAGGCGATGGAAAAGGCCATCGAACAGGGCGGCTATCTGAAATCGTCCGTGTTCGACCTGATAGGCGTGTTTGAGGGCACGTTGGGTACTCTGGCGAAGACCGAGAACGGTATCCAAGGTTTTTCCGAGGCTTTGGAGAAAGCCAACAAGGCCGTTCACACCATCAAGTTCCAAGAGACTTTGGAGGCTTGGAGCGCTGGTGCGCAGGACGCGCAGGACAAGATGCGCAACGCTTTCAAGGATATTGGCGACGCCGCGTACTCGTTGAAGGACACCACTCGCGCGGTGTTCGGTGACGCGGGCCAGATCGTAGGCGAGGGCATCACTGGGTTGAGTCGCGTGTTGCAGCAGTCCGGTGGTGGAATCCGCGATTTCAGTTCCGGTGTCCGCGACGGGTTCAGCCAGGTGTTTGACGCGGTGGGTGACGCGGGCCCCATGTTCTCCGATTTGGCGAGCATGGTGGGCCAGTTGTCGCGCACGTTCGGCGGCACGTTCGCGTCCGCTTTGCGTACCGTGAGCCCGCTTATCAGCACCATCGCCAAGGGTGCCACCGGCGTGGCCCAAGCGTTCGACTCGTTGCCGGGGCCGGTGAAAAGCATCATCACATTGTGGGCCACGTTCGGTCGTGCGGGCAAGACGGCGTTCGAGTCGTTGAAGACCGGCATGTTGCAGAACATCCAGTCCACGATGCGATACCAGAAGATGCTCAGCGAACTGGGTTTGAGCGCCGAACAGGCGTCCGTGAAAATGGGCACCCTGATTAAGGCGATGAACCAGTTGCGTTCCGGCAATTATGCGGGTATTCTGTCCGGTGCCATCAGCGAGGTCAATTCCCTCGGCATGGCGGCGGAAGCTAACTCGAAGAAGCTGCTCCTTCCGGGGAACGCTGCCAAGGAGACTTCCAAGGACATGGGCGGCTTGGTCGGTGCGAACGGTCAGGCCATCGCCTCCATCCGTTCGGCCGGGGAGCAGGCCGAACAGCAGTCCGGCAGGTTCGGTTCGTTGAAGACCGGCGTGAAGAACCTGTGGGATGCGTTCGGCGGCTGGACGACGGTTGCCGGTCTGGGAATCAGCGCGGGCATCGCCGTCATCGGCAATGCGATATCCGACTACACGACGAAGGCGGAAGCATCCAAGCAGGCGATGGACAAGGTCATCGACGGCATGAAGGGCATCAAGTCCAACGCCAAGGAGGCGGCGGACGCGTTCAACGATTTCAAGTCGGAGACCACGAAACAGTGGGATGACCCGTCGCTCCTGTTCGGCAAGGACGGTGGCGGCGCGGTCACTGAATGGCTCGTCAAGGTCAGCGGCGGCTACACGTCCGCAGCCGACGCGGCCAAACGTCTGGGCATCAATACCAGTACGCTGACCGATGCGGTCAGCGGCAACGAGGCCGGCTACAAGAAGCTCGTCAAACAGTTGGAGGCGCAAAGCAAGGAGACATACAAGGCCAGCGACCAGTACGGCATGATGGTCGAGAAGCAGACCGATGCCGCCATCGCCGCCGACACGCTGTTGCAGGCGTTGAAGAAGCAGCACAAGGAAGGCTTGGAGAAATCCGTCAAGGAGCAGATGAAATATCTGCGTTCCCTCGAACAGATCTCCGATTCCTCCTCCGCGCTGTCCGACAAGCTCAGCTCGCTCGCCACGACGGTCAAGGCGAACGGTCAGGCGTTCAAGGAAAACGGCGAACTGGCTGACGCCAACAACGCCGCCTATGTGCGCACCGACAAGGCGATGAAGGATGTGGCCGCTACCGCGTTGCTGTCCGCCCATCAGCTTCTCTCCTATGGTGAGAAGAACGGTCAGGTGGAGGAGTACACGCAGAAGGCCGCAAACTCCATTTATGAGGCGCGTGAGGCCATCGTGCAGCAGGCTCAGGCCGCTGGCATGAGTGAGGAAGCTGCTGAAAGGTACGCTGATTCGCTTGGTCTGATTCCCTCTGATGTGGGTACCACGATCACCGCTCATTCGGAAATCGCCCAAGATGCGGTGGATAAGCTCGTGCAGGGCATATCCGGTCTGACCGATGGTGAGAAAGAGATCGTTATCCGGCTACGTGAAGCTGGAGTGGTCACCACGTTGGACGGTGTTCTCAGTCTTGTTGAGCAGCTGATGAAAGGCGACTTGTCCGAGAGGGACCTCACATTGCTGTTGAACGCGAAGGGCAATGCTCGCTGGGAGACAGGCGAGGTCAAGGAGAATCTTCTTGCTCTCGGCATGTCCAAGAAAGCCTACAAGTGGCTGTTCTCAGGTGAGGGCAACGCTGAGGAGCGCATGCAGAAGGTCAGGGACGAGCTCGGCTATCTGAACCTGACCGACGAGCAGATACAGTGGATTCTCGACTGTATCGACCACGCTTCCGGCAAGATAAAGGACGTGGAGAAGAATAAGGTTCCCGCCGCCAAGGGCGTCAGCTTCAACATCGACGCCAACGATGATGACGCTCAGGTGAAGCTCGCTACTTATCAGTCTCTTGACGGCCAGCCTATCGCACGCGCGAAAGCGTATGTGGATGGCGACAATACGGACGCCAACGAGAAGTTCCAAGAGGTCAGGTTCTATGACGGGTTGACCATCGCCCGCCCGTGGGGTCGTGTTCTTGGAGAGAATGAGCAGGCTCGTCAAGCGTTCAAGGACACGGCAGCGTATGACGGTGTGACCATTTCACGGCCTTGGGGTCGCGTTCAAGGTGAGAACGAGGGTGCACGCAAGGCGTTCTGTGACACCGCATGGTACAACAACATGACTCTCGCCACAGCATGGGGTCGTGTGCAGGGCGACGATGATCCGGTGAAAACAACGTTCCAGTATTGGCGTCGGCAGTCCGGCACTGTTCTTGCCACCAATTATGTGGATATTGTCACTCGTCACAGCAGTGATGGCAAGGTCTCCGCCGCTACCGGTGGTCGTATCTATGGTCCCGGTACTTCCACTTCCGATTCGATTCCGGCGATGCTGTCCAATGGTGAGATGGTGCTTCGCGCCACAGCCGTCAAGAAGATTGACGCCTTGTATGGCAGGAGTTTCCTGAACACGTTGAACGCGGTCGGCAGTGTGGAGAAAGCCATGCAACCGTCCGCGTTCGCGTTGAACGCTCGCAGGAAGTCTCAGGCGTATGCGACCGGTGGCCGCGTATCCACGGCGAACGGCTCGTGGAACATCGAGGTCAACCCTGTTGTCAACGTCGAAGCGAACGGCAACTTGAACGCCGGCGTGCGCGAGTTGAACAACCGTGTGGACGAACTGAACCGACAGGTAGGGGCTCTTGCGGCCGGACTGCCGTCCGTGATCTCGGAGAACAGCAGTCCGTGGCCTTCGCAGAGGGCGTTCAACCGTGATGTGAGAGGAGCCCTATGAGCGAACTGACCTACACGTCAGGCGTGACCGGACAGGTGTTCGACTTGGAATCCAAACTGTCGTGGGGTGCGGCCCTCGGACTGCGATCCCGCGAATGGGATTACTCGCTGACCTACCGTGGATTGGGTATGCCTACACGCAAGGCTCGTGAGGTAAGTGTCAGCATGAGCGTCATAAACCCGTCCGATTTGGATGCGTTCATGCGTGCTACGGACGCGGATATTCAGATGAACCAGCCCGGTGTGATAACCGGGCTGGCCGAGTCCGGCGCGGCATGGACGCAGCATGCGGTCATCGTGAAAACCAGCCCCCAGTCGCATCATCGTGCGTCGGACGCCAGCATTGATTTGACCATCGTGCTGTTGGACGGCGTGTGGCGGAGACGGTTGGACGTGCAGCATTTCTGGTCGGATGTGTTGCAGCCCGGCTTAAATTTGGATTACCCGCACGATTACCCGCACGACTATATGCCGACCGCGAGGAACACGACCGTGGTGAATCCGATGCCCGCGCCGATGCCGTTTGAGATGGTCTGGTTCGGGCCGGTGTCGAAACCCCAGTTGACGTTGGGGGGCAACCGGTACGAGTTGGACATGGACATTCCCTCGGGCGGCTATGTGACCATTTCCAGTGTGGAGGGTGAGAAAAGCATCATCCTGACCACTGAGAACGGCGACACGTCGAACGTGTTCTCCAAGGGTGTGCGCACGGGCGGTGAGAACGGGGGAAGCTACATCTTCCAGCCGATACCGTCCGGCGAGCTCGCTGCTCAATGGAATGGTTTCGGCATCGATCTGACGATCATCGAGGAGGCGAGCGAACCGCAATGGGTGTAGGGCTTGTGGTGACCGATGCGAACCATGTGGATTCGATGATGGTCGAGGATTATTCGTTGGATTGCGCGTGGGGCAAGGACGAGAACGATTTCGAGTTGACGGTGGACAAGCTCATCCCGCAGGGCGCGTTCGTCTATTTGGAGGAGTCCGAGTGCGGCGGGATAGTTGATGCGTTGCGCGACCAGTTGGAGCGTGGTGATTCCACGCTCACGTATTCGGGGCGCACGTGGCATGGCATGTTGGAAAACAAGATTCTCGCCCCGGATTCGGGGCAGGATTACCTCACCGTGTCAGGCAACGCCTCCACCATACTTGGTGCGTTGTTGTCCCGTGTCTCGCTCACCCCGTTGTTCAAAGCGGTCGTTCCCCCGTCCGGCGACGTGTCCATCAAGTCCTACCAGTTCGAACGGTATGTGGACGCATACACGGGCGTCTGCGCGATGGCGAAAGCGAACGGTTTGAAACTCAAAGTCGCCTACCGGTCAGGCCATGTCGAAACATGGCTGGAGACGGCAGGCGACTACGGGAACGACATCGACTCCGACCTGTTGGACTTCGACGCATCGCGCACGTGGCGCAAGCCGAACCACATGATCGGCTTGGGCAAGGGCGAGTTGAGGAACCGCATCGTCAGCCACTGGTATGCGGACTCGAAAGGCAACGTCACCCAAACCCAGACGTTCAAGGGTTTGGACGAGATTGCCCAAGTGTACGACTATTCGTCGGCCGAGGCGGACGAGTTGGCGAAGAACACGAAGAAGAAACTTCAGGACTTGCAGTCCGAGGGTGAGGTGAAGGTCACCGTGCATGAGGATTCGGGCATCGTGTTTGACGTGGGCGACACCGTGACCGCAAGGGATAATCTCACGGGCATCACCGTCAACGCGACTATCAGCAAGAAAATCGTCAAGGTCTCGGGCGGCGTGATGTCCGTCGATTATGAGGCCGAGTAAACAGTAAGGAGCCGATTATGGCGCGTATCGACAATGCGACGGTCATGCAATGCGACCGGTGCGGGAAACACAAATGGTACAAGGACTTGGACGATCCGGATATCAAGACGTGGTACAACGTCAACCGGTTGGACTCCTCCGGCACGGTCCACGACTACCTGTTTTGCGATCAGGATTACGCGGACTATGTGAACAAGCTCAAAGACTTTGATAACAGCTTCGACAGTTGGATGCAGAACGGAGGCAAGCGGAATGGCTGAACTCGTCACCGGTCATGCGGGCAAGGCGCACGCGACAGCGGAGCAGGCGGCGGGATTGAACGCCGGCATTCTCGGCTTGGATGATTATGTGCTCAACGTGCATGACAAGCTCAAGATCACGGTCGTTTCGGCGAACAAGGTGACCATCGGCACGGGCGAGCTGGTCATGCAGGGCCGTCACGTCAGCCAAGGCACGCCCGAGGATCTGATCGTCACCAACGGTTCGCAGGGTCAGAAACGCAACGACCTGATCGTATGCCGCTATGCGAAGGGCTCGCAGAACATCGAGAGCGCGAAACTGG